GGTTCGCCTGGTATTCCCACCATTCGAACGGGCGAACCTCGTGGATGCCGACCTCGGCGCGGCAGGCGAAGCCCTCTTTCGTGACGCTGTCGCAGGCTTCCGCCTCGCCGCCAAAAAGCTGGCCGCAGTCTTCCTGCGTCAGCTTCTCGATGAAGAGGTCGTTGTGGAGAAGACCGTGCCCGGCCTCATGCGCCAGCGTGGATCGAACGCGGCGATGACTGACGGCGTCCGGCACCTCGGCCAAATCGCGATTGACCATGATCCGGCAGAGGCCGCGCTTGGTGAACTTCGCGCAGCCCATGATGTGCGCGGGCAATTCGGCATACTCCTCCTCGAATCCGAACTGGAGGTAGATAAAGCGGTCGATGCGGATCGGTTGGGGAGACTCCGGGAGCAAGCCGACGGATTCGAGCGTCTCGCGGGAGAGGCGTTCGATGCGTTGGTCGGGAATGAAGATGCGGCGCGGAAATGGTCCCGCCCCGGATGCGGCGGAACTCATGGTTTCTTGGGCGGTAGTTTCTTGGTGATGTCGTGGATTTTCTCGGGCGAAATGCCTTTTTCGCGGACGGCGTCCACGAACTTTCTGAACGCAAGTCCGTATTGGGAATCCTGCTCGATCAATTCTTCCATCTGCTTCGCAGGCGGACGTTTCGAGTAGCGGAGGATTTCTTCGAGTTGGGTTTCGAGCGCTTCGGCGATACGGGCAAGGAGTTCTTCAGAGGGTTGACGATTACCCTGCTCGATGTCGCTCAGGTGCGGGGCGGTGACACTGACCTTCCCTCCCAGATCCCGGAGAGAGAGCCCCTTCGCAAGTCGGAGTTCTTTGAGGTGCTGACCCAGCGTTTTTTCAGACATGTTGGCAAGTGTGCTTACATGCCCGTAAAAGTCAACGCCGTTTCTCGCCGTTTTTCACCGCCAGCCGACGGGCGGGGCGGGCAATCCGTGGCCGGTGTGACGGTTGTCACACCGCTTTTCGGGGTCGGCTCGCGAGGTCATGAGTAACCGCAACCCACTTGTGAGCAGATGGATGCGCCAGTCCTAGCGCAGTTCTGTCACACCGGATCGGAGGCGGTTTGTGACGTGTCACACATGGATTTGTGAGGACCATGAGCACGCCACCAACCGCAACCCGACGGGACCTGACCCACCTTCTCACCGAGGAGGATGTCGCCAAGCGACTGGGCACGACCGTCGATGCCGTGCGCTGGATGCGCCGCAAAGGGCGCGTCCGGTTCATCCGGATCGCGGGCAACCGCAAGGTGCGGTTCTGGTGGCCGCATCTCATGGAGGACCTCGCGCTCGTGGAGCCCAACGGCTCCGGGGGCAGCAACCCAAACCGGAGGCTCCAAAATGCAAAGTAATTCCGTCCTCGCGCTTCAGCGGGGCAAACTCACCCGACCGCAAAAAGCGGTCATCTACGGGCCGGAGGGCGTCGGCAAATCGACGCTCGCTAGCCAATTCCCCGAACCCGTCTTTCTCGATACCGAGGGCGGCACGCATCACCTCGATGTCGTGCGATTCCCCGAGGTCTCGACCTGGGACGACATCACCGCCGCCATCGCGCAACTAGCGTCCGGCGAGCACAGCGTCAAGACGCTGGTCATCGACACGGCAGACTGGCTGGAGAAACGCCTCGCCGAGCACATTTGCCGGAAGGCGAACAAGGAATCGATCGAGGACTTCGGCTACGGCAAAGGCTACACGCTGTTGGCCGAGGAGTTCGCGAAATTCCTCGCGTCGCTCGATGGGCTGATACGGCGCGGGATGCACGTCGTCCTGCTCGCGCATTCGACCGTGCGGAAGTTTGAATCCCCCGACCAAGCCGGCAGCTACGACCGCTACGAGCTGAAGCTCAGCAAGCAGGTCGGACCGCTGCTCAAGGAATGGGCGGACCTGATTCTGTTCGCGAACTACGTCACCAAAGTCGCGGAGTCCGAGAGCGGCAGGAAACGCGGAGTCGGCGGGCGCGAGCGGGTGCTCTTCACCACGCACGCTGCGGCTTACGACGCCAAGAACCGGCACGGACTGGAGGAGAAACTGCCGTTCTCCTTCGACGCTATCGCCCGCGTGTTCGGGGTGACGCCCCCACCCGCGAAACCAGCGGCAGGGCCCGAGAAATCCACCGCCGACCAGCTCACCGAGTTGTTCTCCGGGCGCGAGGATGATGTCCGGGCGTTCCTCGTCTCCCGCAATCAGATCAAAGCGGATGGCACCTGGGCGGACATCCCAGCGGATTACACAGCCCGTGTGCTGGCGCAACCGGAGCAGTTCATGCAGTCGGTCGCGAAGTTCAAGGCGGGAGGTGCGAAATGAGCCTGCGACCTTCCAATCTCCCGAAGCTGGCGGAATGCGCCTGCTACGAGTCGGACCCGAACCCCGGACCAGCAGCGGAGCGCGGCTCCGCACTCGATTCGCTCTTCCGGAGCCGGATGGCCGGCACGCCTGACCAAGCCGAGATGTTCTACCAACCGACCGAGGCCGACCTCGATGCGGTGGAGTGGGCGGTTGTCACCGTCAAGGCACTCGCGGGCGGCAATGAGGTCATCACCTGCGAACAGGATTGCCGGGTTGCGATCCCCGGATTCGAGAACGGCGGCACCGCCGACGCGCTCATCCCGGACAAGCTCGCCCATGCCGACCTGAAGACCGGCCAAAAGCGGAACTACCGCGAGCAGATGGCGGCCTATGCGCTCGGTTTGATGGAGCAGCATTTCGCGTCCGAGTGGACCGCGCACCTGCTCTTCTGCGACCAGAAGGAAGTCGTCACCCACCGGTTCACGTTCGAGGAGGCTCGAAAGATCGTCGGCGATGTCGTGGCGAAGTTCCGCGATCCCGCGAAGCGTCCGACTCCGTGCGACTACTGCGGATGGTGCGCAAAGACCCAGACCTGCGAAGCGCGCCTCGCCATCGCGGAAAGTGCGGTCGCCGCAGCGGTGTCCGGATTCGATTTCGCGGCGGTCCTTGCTGATAACACGAAGCTCGGGCGGTTCCTCGCCGCGTGCTCGGTCCTCGATGATTTCCGCGAGCAGGCGGAAACCGCCGCCAAGGAGCGCCTGCAGGCCGGCGTCGAAATTCCGGGCTGGAAACTCGTCACCCGGCGCGGGCCGGAGTTCGTCGATCACGTCACGGTTGGCCACCACATCCAGACGCTCGGCTTCGGGGTGATCCTCGCCGCCTACGGGAATCTCGGGGCCAAGAAGTTCCGGGAGATATGGGAGCAGAAGATGCCCCGCGACAAAGCCTTCCCCGAAGAACTCGTGAAACACGGCAAAGCGACCCTCTCGCTGCGCCAAACCAAACCAACCAAGGAATAAAACCATGCCAACATACAAATCATCCGAACCGACATCCCGCCCCGACTTTGTCCCGGCGGGAGATTACACCGTCGAAATCCTGAACGCCGAGGAATCGGTCTCGAAACAGGGCAACGACCTCATCGAACTGAAGCTCAAGATCGAGCCATCCGGCGCGATCTGCTTCGACAACCTCGTCTTCACGCAGAATGCGTTTTGGAAAATCGACGCATTCCGCGCCGCGACCGGCGAGACGGTCGTTCCCGACGAGGAAGTGAACATCGAGTGCGACGATCTGATCGGACGCACGGGCCGGGCCCGACTCGTCGTCGAGGAATACAACGGGCGCAAACGCAACAAGGTCGCCGCCTGGATGGTGTCCCAGCCTGCCGCCCAGGGAAGCGAGAACGCGAAAGGAGGGCGCGATGAGAACGAACCTTTCTGACAACCGAATCGCGCTGCGCCCCTACCAGATCCAGGCGCAGGAGGCGATCACGCGCGGGTTCACGGAATACGACCGGCAACTCGCGGTGAAGCCGACCGGCGCCGGCAAGACAATCCTGTTTGCCTCGCTCGCCCAGCATTACCAACCACGCCGGACCCTCGTGCTCGCGCACCGCGAAGAACTGATCCAGCAGGCCGTGGACAAGATCGCGAAGGCGACCGGCCTTGTCGCGGAAGTCGAAATGGCGGACCAGCACGCGAGCCTTGATGCACCGGTCGTCGTGGCCAGCGTGCAAACGCTCATGCGGGAAAAGCGCCGGGCACGGTGGCCGCGGGATCACTTCGGGTTGCTCGTTGTCGATGAGGCGCATCACACGCTGGCCGACAGCTACCTCAACACGCTGAGGTATTTCGACGAGAACGCGTTCGTGCTGGGTGTGACTGCGACACCGGATCGCGGGGACAAAAAGAACCTCGGGCGCTACTACCAGAACATCGCCTACGAGGTGACGTTGCTCGATCTGATCAAGCAGAACTGGCTGTCGCCGATCCGGGTGAAGACCGTGCCGCTCTCGCTCGACCTGCGGGGCGTGCGGACCACGGCGGGCGACTACAACGCGGACGATCTCGGGCACGCCATCGAGCCGTATCTCGCCCGGATCGCGGAGGTCATTGTCGAGAACCGGCACAGGAAGACGCTCGTCTTTCTGCCGCTGATCCGGCTCTCGCAACAGTTTGCGGCGATGTGCCGGGAGCGCGGGATCGCCGCCGAGCATGTTGATGGGCAGAGCAGTGAACGCGCCGCGTGTCTGGCCCGGTTCAGCCGCGGCGAAACGACGCTGGTCAGCAACGCGATGTTGCTCACCGAGGGTTACGATGAACCGAGCATCGACTGCGTGGTCTGCCTGCGTCCGACGAAGGTGCGGGGGCTCTACTCGCAGATCATCGGGCGCGGGACCCGCATCTGGCCTGGCAAAGATCACCTCCTCGTGCTGGATTTCCTCTGGCTGACCGAGGAACACAGCCTCGTCAAACCGGCCCATCTCATCGCCCAGGATGCGGAAGAGGCCGACGAGATCACCGAGGCGCTCGGCGGCGAGGGCGACCTCGAAGAAGCCCAGGCGGAGGTCGTCGCGGATCGGACCCGGCGGTTGCAGGAACGGCTCCGGCTCAACGCCAAGCGCAGCAGTCGGATCTTCGACGCGATGGAGTTCGCGGTCGGGATTGCCGACCCGGACCTCGCGGATTTCGTTCCGACGATGGGCTGGCACGGCGATCCGGTCTCGCCAAAACAAGGCGACATCCTTGCCCGATGGGGCATCGATCCCGCGAGCATCCGTTGCAAGGGGCAGGCGTCGGCCATCATCGACAAGCTGTTCCTCCGGCGCGACCTCGGGCTGGCCACCGCAAAGCAGGTCCGCTGGTTGCAGAAGATGGGCCACCCGCATCCGGAGCTGGCGACGTTCGAGGAGGCCTCGGCATTCCTCTCGGAGAAATTCGGTCGGGCGACCGCGTAACGGGAATCACGGCATGGCGATGCGATACCGATCCGTCGGGCTGCGGCCCGCTCTGCCCAAGCGCACCCTCGATTACCTCGAACACGGTGCGCCCGAAGGGACGCGCAATGCCGAGCTATTCGATGCGGCGTGCCAGTTCCGCGATGCCGGGATTGCCGTTGCCGATACCGAGGCGCAATTGATCGTGCGGGCAGTCGCAGATGGCCTGGGCGAAGCAGAGGCGCGAACGGCGATCCGTTCGGCATTCGGCCACGCGCCGCGTCAGCCGGTCCAACCCGGAGTCGCGCCCACGCCACCGCGTCCGGCGTTCCCGCCAGTTCAACGCACACCCGGGGAGCGCAGCCCGAAGTTCATCCCCGAGCCGAGGCCGATGCCGGAGCCATTGCCGAATGGATTCCTGCGCCTCCTCGACACTTGCTTCCGGCCCGGCGAGTTCGTTTCCCTCGCACCCGCGACCGAGGACGATGAGGGGAACATCGTCCCGAAACGAGGGGTCACGTTGTCAGTGCCCGAGTGGCGCAAGCGGGTCGAGACGAAGGGCGGGATCGAGCGGTGTTTCTCGACGAAGCTCGGCCTGTTCATCCGGCTCAATCCGATGCGTGAGGGCGGGGCGAAGAACGACGATGTCACCGCGTTCCGGCATGTGCTGGTCGAGTTCGACCGCAACGACAAGGGCGAGCGGATCCCGAAGGATGTGCAGTATGGCTCCATCGTTTCGAGCGGGCTGCCGGTCTCCGCCGTGATCGACTCCGGCAACAAATCGATCCATGCCTGGGTGCGCGTCGATGCGCCGGACGCCGGCGAATATCGCCGCCGGGTGGACATCATCTGGGACTGGTTCGAGGGCCTGAGCTTCGACAAACAGAACAAGAACCCGTCCCGGCTATCGCGTTGCCCGGACGGCTGGCGCACCGTCGATGGCGAGAAACGGCGGCAGCAGCTTCTCGCGGTCAACATCGGCGCTCCGTCCTGGGCGGAATGGGAAAACGCCAACTCGCCGGACGGTCTCCCGAAGATTGTTTCTGCGGCCGAGTTCATGGGCGTGGTCCGCCCCGAACCGCCGCAGCTCATCAAGGGCGTCCTGCATCAGGGCTGCAAGATGATCGTGGGCGGCGCGAGCAAGTCCCGCAAATCGTGGACGCTGATCGACATGACCCTGTCCGTGAGCACGGGCTGCCTGTGGTGGGGGATCACGACCCAGCGGGGGCGGGTGCTCTACATCAACTTCGAGCTGCCGGAATTTGCCTTCCAGCATCGCCTGGGGGCCATTGCAGCGGCGAAGGGCATCACTGATTTCTCCGGGTGCGATCTTTGGAACCTGCGCGGCTACGCCACGGATTTCTCGGTGCTCATCCCGAAGATCCTCTCCCGGATCAAGGAATGCCACTACGCGCTGATCGTTCTCGATCCCGTTTACAAGGGGCTCGGGAAGCGGGATGAGAACAAGGCGGGGGACATCGCCTCGCTCTGCAACGAGATCGAGCAGCTCGCCGTCCAGTCCGGCGCGGCCGTGGTATTCGGCGCGCACTATTCCAAGGGCAACCAGTCGGGCAAAGATGCCATCGACCGGATTGGTGGCTCGGGCGTGTTCGCGCGCGATCCCGACGTCATTCTGACCATGACGCCGCACGAGGAGAAAGACGCCTATGTCGTCGATCTCACGCTGCGGGCTCTACCGCAGGTCGAGCCGTTCGTCGTCCGCTGGCAGGGCGTGCAGTTCCACCGGGACGATGCCGCCGATCCGGGACGCCTGCGCGGTCCCAAGAACGCCCCCAAGACATCGAAGGCGACCTACAAGATGGGAAGTTCTGCAGAACGTTATGGGGCGTTGCTGGAGGCCATGCCGCCGCTCAAGCACGACCGCGATCCCGCCAAGTCTGCCGTGCTGGAATTCATTCGGGAACAGGTGGCGGCCATCGAGGGGGACTGTGCCATCGCGGAGGCGTTGCGCATCTACAAGTGCATGTCGGTGATGAAGCGCGGGCCGATCTTTTTCGACCGCGCAACCCGCCTGTGGAGGGGGCGAAACCATGTCGGCTGACGCGATTTCCTTCCCTGCAAGGATGTCTAGCAAGCTTGCTGCAAGCCGAACCTTGCTTGCCAGATTCGTAACCTTGCTAGACAGGTCGCACCTTGCAGCAAGCTACCTTGCAGCAATCCTTGCAGTATTTCGTAGAAATACAGCGCGAACCGATAAATCGGAGTTCGCGCGCGCTGGAGCGCCTGAAGGCTACAGCGCACATGTTTCAACGGTCGCCGGAGGTCTTCCATGAAGGACGGAGGAGACTACACCAGACGGCAGATCGTCCGGGATGCCCAACACGCCGAGACCTACCGGAAGTGGGTGGAGGGGATGTCCCCTGCGGACCGGGAGGCATTGCGACGGCTCGGGATCGAAGAACCCGACACCAGCTACCACGGCACCGGCATGTCGGACCGCGACCTCGCGGATTCACCGCTGGCCAGCGAGGAACCGGACATCATCGGGCAGATTGAGCCGGAGGCACTGCCGGAGGGATCCGGGCCGTTCGACTCCGAGACCCTGTGGGATGCCCTGCGGCGGATGCTGGGCGAACTGCTCAACCAAAAGAATGCCAAGCTGACCCTCGAATGCTTCGCGGTCGTCAGCGGCGCGAGCTTCCTCGGCGACAGCATGACCTCCATCGCCCGGCGGCACGGCGTGACGCGCGCGGCGGTCAGCAAGCGGTGCATTGACATCGCCCGGCAACTGAACCTGCCGCCTTCCCGCTCGATGCGGGCCGTGACCGCCCGGGATTCCTACCGCCAAGCCCAGATCAAGATCAACCAGACAACAAACCAATGAACGAACTCGCCATCACCAACGACGAACTCACGATCAATAACGACAAGGTCACGGTCACCGAAGTCGGACTTCAGTTTCACGACCGATTGACCGACGAGGAATGGACGGCCCTTGGCCGCAGAATTGGTCGGGTTTCGAAGGCAGCAATGTTCATGGTGGGCGACTGGTTGATTCATGGGGAGGAGGAGCTTGGGGGCGGGAAGCGCGGTGGAGATCGTCGCAGTCCGGGAGCACAAGGCAGGCCGGAGGAGATCGAAGAGCGGTATGAGCGCGCCAAGGAAATCACCGGCCTTGAAATCGAAACGCTTGCCCGTGCCGCGTGGGTCTGCCGCAGCGTTCCGATCAAATGTCGCCGGCGACATTTGTTTTTCGAACACCACAAGGTGGTCGCCAAACTCGAAGAGTCGGCGCAGGACAAGTGGCTCAAGCTCGCCGAGAAGCACAAGATGGGAAAACGCCGCCTCGCACGTTCCATCGAAGCCGGGCGGGTTCTCACCCCGAAAGAACTTGTACCCGATCCGAACGACAAGCCCATCGAGACATTCAACGTCTGGGTGAACCGGATCTGCGGACTCCATCGCCGATTCATCGACGCCGGATACATCGCCGAGGCCAGCCGTGAGAAGAAGGAAGCCATGCGCCGCGACCTGCGCCCGGTCGTGGACATCTACGAGGAACTCGCCAAGTGAAGGAATCTATTCCGCCCGCCGCCCAAGGCAGGGATGTCGCGACGACCGTTCAAGTTGCAAGACCAGTTTGTTTTGGTGCTTCCCACCTATCGCGGGCAGCTCACAGAGGGAATTGACGATAATCAGGTGGGAAATGCGTGAAATCCCAAGATTCAACCTCGCGGTCTTGTGCCTGCGGAAATCCGATTGCGCCGTGGGGTGGCGGCTACTGCCGTGAGTGCAACAAAGCGGCATCCAAGAGGAACTACCAAAAGACGAAAGCCCGGCAGAATGCCCGCCGCGCGGAGTGGTATCGGAAGAATATCGAACGCGCGAGAGAATATGCCAGGGCACAACGGGCGGCGAATCCGCCGCCGAGAAAGCAGAGGAATATCTGTCTTTGTGGGAACGACGCCGCTTTCAGGGAAAAGTGCGTCCAGTGTCGGCGCGAAGACCCGCGATACAAGGCACGACAGCAGGCCTACAGGAAAAGGATGCAGGCCAAGATCAACAGTTACGCCCGCGAGCGCCGCAAAGACATCCCGATGTGGTATGCGCGGTCATTGCTCACGAACTATCGAACAACTCTCAAACCATCGGAACTGCCCGAGCCGCTGGTTCAACTCTACCGGGCAAACCTGTTTCTGAAAAGATTATGCAAACTCCAGAAAACATCGAAGCGTTGAGACAGTCGTTGCTTGAAGCCTACACCATGCTGCGCCAGGACCCGAAGCGGGTGGTCCAGGTGGGCGAACTCGCCAACACCGCCGGCAAAGTGATCGGCACGGTGAAGCTGGAACTCGAATACGCCAGCCTGCGGAAGGAAACCCCGAACATCGCGTTCCTGAACTACAAGCGGAAGCCTTGACACCGCCCTTCGGGCGTGGCGTCCAAGCTCGAATCGAAGTTTCTGTTCCTCTGGCGGTGCCTCGACGGCCCGCCGCTGGAGCGGGAATACCGGTTCCACCCGGATCGGAAATGGCGGGCCGACTTCGCGCATTTGCCATCCAAAACGCTGATTGAAGTCGAGGGCGGCATCTTTATGCGGGCCGGAGGGCGGCACTCGCGGGGCTGCGGCTACGCAAAGGATGCGGAGAAGTATCTGGAGGCGGCGCTCTCCGGTTGGCGGGTGATCCGCCTGACCGAGCGGCAGTTGGATGCCGAGTGGATCGAGCGGATTATCGCTCTCCTGGTTCAGTATTCCTCGGGGAGCAAAACGGTGGTTGCCGACCTGTCCCATTCCGTGAGGATGTAGATTGAAACGCCGGGCTGGACGCGATACTTGCTCAAGAGCCGGTCGCCCGTTTCAAGTGCCTGCTCGTTGGCGAGGATGTCGTTGAAGTCGAGTTCGTCGCCCCAATCGGCCCGGACGTGCCGGTCGAGGAACGGGGTGAGATCAACTCCGAGCGCCATCGCCCCGCGTGAGGCATAGACCTTGCCGGGATGGAACTTGGGCGGAAAGCGATTCGGATGGTTGGCGCTCATGGTCAGTTCAGGAACCGATGTTTCATCCATCCGGCGAACTCCTCGGTCGCCGAACGGTTCTGGATTGGATATGTGCTGTCAGCGCGCTTCATCACGACCCCTTCGTAGAATGGCGCTCGCCAGAGTTGGTTCAACTCCCGGAGTTGGGCATAGACCGCTGCGGCATCGCTCACTGGGAACGACGGCACGAGCGTCACGGAATCCGGCGGCGGCTGGGCGTCGATTGGCAGTGGTTCACCGATGGTGGCGCGCAGCCGGTCTCGCCGATCCCGATAGCTGCCGGGCATCACGGCATCCAGCACCACGAGCGCACCGCGTCCGATACCATGCCGCCGTTCCAACCCCTCGCAGTCGATCCACTCCAACACCGGATCTCGGGTCCAAATGCCGTGGAGACGGTCGATGGCGCTCGCGAACTCCCTGGCAATCGACAGTGGTTCACCGTGCCGGGTGAATGCCGTCATGGTCGGGGCGTGAACCAACACCCGCCAGCCATTGAGCTTCGGTTCGACCGCCCACTCGCCCCGCTTGGCAGGTGCCAGTTCCAGCCTCCCACCGTTGAGCGGACGTGCCGGGAACGTGATCGGGTGGACCGCCGTCATGGCTCGGCCCTCCCGTCGAGTTCCGCGTTCTCGCGTTCCGCTTCCTCGATGCAAGTCGGACAGTAGAGTCCCGATCCCAACTCGGCGGCCCTATGTGGCTGACCGCAGCCCGTGCATCGGAGCCGGATGTCCCGCATCCATGCATCCTTGCCCGCCGCCAGGGGCAGCAGTTCGGCGGGCACCTGATAGGGGTTCCCCTTCTTGGGCCGAATCTCCGCGAAGCGTTCGCCTTGCGGTGTCCGGACTACCCGGACGGTGGTGGCGCCGAATGTCTGGATCATTCGCCCCCCTTTCCGAGCTTGGTCTTCACCATCGCGATCACCGGGACGATCCGGTCCAGTTCGAGGTTCGTGTCCTGGTCGAATGCCGTGTGCCGGGCGGTGTGGAACTCCTTGGTCGGTTTGATGATCGCTTTTGCGCTCAGGGCGGTGCTGGCGTTGTGGCGGGCGAACAGTTCCTGCAATTCGCCGATCAAGGCTTCGGCCTCCGCCTCCGGGATCTCGTCCCCGTTGATCCGCAGTTCGAACGACTGGCGGAAGTATTGGGCGGCGGCATCACCGGCGATCCGGCTGATTGCCTCGTCATCGTTTGTGCCCTTGTAACGGTTCTGGAACGTCACCAGCACCTCGGTCGATCCTGCCCTGGCGCTCACGCTCGACGGGATGGCCGTCTTGCCCCGGCTGTTGTCGAAGTAGAACTGCTTGGCCATCGAGGTCAGCTCCGCCTTCTCGACGTTCAGCGCCCCCTCGAGCGCCTCGACCTGCCGGCTGTGTTCGGTGATCGACTCGACCAGCTTGGCGACTTCGCCGTCCGGGTCGGGCAGCACCGGGTAATCCTTGCCGGACTTCTCCGACTTTTGGGTGATGCCGCCGAGGTTGAGTTTCTTGATCCCGGTCGGCTTCGCCGCCGCCGGGGTGGTGTCTGTTTTCTTCTCTGTCGTGTTCATGGTTTGTCCTTTCGGTTTGTTTGGTTCAGCGCCCCGACCGTCATGACCGGGGCGAAAGTGGTCATGCGTTGGCCAGCGGGCGGTTGATGCGGATCGTCGCGCCCTTGGCTTTCCCGGCGACGTAGCTCTCGGAATTGACCGGCGGTTCTGTGACCGGCGGTTGCGGAGCTTCCCGTATTTCTCAGCGACATGGCGGTCGATCACCGCCTTGGCGTCCACGATCATCAGCTCGTATTTGCCGCGCTGGTCGACGGAGTAGGATTCCTCGGCCCGGCGTTTGGCGGCGTTGAGTTCTGCCTTCAGTCCGTCGTGCAACCCCCGGTAGTAGGATTTGCGGTCGGGGTTGATGGTGGTTTTCTTGAACTCGTTCCAACAGCGGAAGAAAGTTTCCCGCAGGAAGTGGAACACGAATACCGCGTATTCGACTTCGGTCGGCGTCCCGATGATGTCCACCGGGGTTTGTTTGTGGCCGTGGAGCAGGATGACCCGGACATTGAAATGGCTCTGGAGCAGGGAGAGGATCAGCAGGTCAGCGGGATTAAGAGTCTTTGGAAGTTCGACCTTGCTGCTGTTGACCGTGAACCCGGAACCGCCTCCCGCCGCTTCGCGTTCCATGCGGAGCATGGCGGAGTCGATGTTGTGGCGGGTCATGATCTCGTGGGCCTTGGCCAGCGCGACCTTCGCCTCGTGTTCGGTGGCCCCGCGTGATTGGTCCGCCAGGCGCAGGAGTTTGCGGACTTTGTCGAGAATGGCGTCGTGATTCATGCCACACCTCCCTTCGCCCGGCGGAGTGCAGCTTGCGCGGTCATGAATGCCTCAAGGTATTGCGGGACATCCCGGTGGCCGGCAGTGGCGAGCAGGAGTTCGATTTTCTCCAGTGCCAGGATGAGGCTGTTGATCTCGTCGTTCAACCGGCGGAAAGCGTCTGCCGGTGTTGGTTTGTCGGTGGAGTTTGGTGTCTTCACATTCAAACTCTGCCCGGTGCCAATGGTGCGTCTATGGCTAAGTGGCCTCGGATAAAAAAAGTGCGATAGACGCTAAGTTGGCATAGTGCCTGACTCACAACTTACATGCCAACATAGCCCGATTGCGGCACTCTATTATTGTGCCAAGTATGATAGATCGGGCACTTGGCATAGTGCCTGTTTGCCTGAATTAGCGTGCCAAGTTAGGAGGCATTACACTTTTTTTCATCGCCTCCACTTAGCTATAGACGTGCCTTGGCACTTAGGCAGAGTCTGGACATGAAGGGGATAGCCAGACAGAAGCCCGACAGAAACACCGCCGAGATCGCCTTTCGCATCCCCGGCGGGGAATGGAAGCGCCGGATATTCCGGCAAGAGCAAACCTCCGGGGTGTTCTGCCGGGGGGCATGGACACTCGACGAGTTCATCGAGCATCTCCTCGATGACGGCGCGAAAATCCGCTGGGGGGACGCGCGATGAAACTGGCTATCTCTAAATACGCGATGGCTCCGCTGCCGGGACCGATTCGTAATCACATTCAACAGTGGAAGGCGAGGCACCGTCGCCGGTTCTTCCACCTCGAAGCTCGGGCGAAGTTCTACACCGCCGAGGACGCCCGCTACACCGCCTACAACATCACCAGTGGCCGGAGCCTCAGCGCTCGGGCCGGAGGCGAGTGGGCCGGGATCGGCGAATTCATGCCGAACAGGGAGTGCCCGTTGCCGCCCGGCAACTGGATGGTGGAGGAAAGCTGGGTCTGCGGCACCCCCTGCCTCGCGGTCTTCTTCAACGACGATTTCACCACGACCGGACCGGCCCCGCTGGCGACCGGCGCGGTCCATCAAAACCAGCCAGCATTGGAGAACAAAACGCCATGAGCGAAAAGACAACCATCGTGTTCCGCAAATTGCGGGACACAAAGAACACCGTGCGGTTCGAGGAGGAAGTCCCTCCCGGAAAACCGCCGGTCATCGGCACCATCTACGTCCAGAAATGGTTTGCCGGTGATACCGAGAAGCTGGCCATCACCATCGACAAGGAGGGCAACTAATATGGACAAGCTCTACTACATCGTCTGTGAGGAAAAGGGCGAAACGCTCTTCGAGGGCAGATTTCAGGGCCGGACCCGCGGGGCGGCCATGAAATTCCTCAAGGAGCAGATCGGGCGGACCGGCCTCAACGGCACGGTTTTCACAATCACGGAGATCCCGGTGCCACTGATCCGCGAGATCGTGGAGGCGATCATGAAAGGCGAAGCGATCTCGACCAGCGCGGCAGCCGCCGCCCCGGTGAAATCCGTCGAAGCGAAACCTGAGAAGGTCGTCCGGTTCGACGCCTTCGAGCGGCAGAACCAACACCCGGTCGAGGAACATCAGTTGGATGACGGCCCGAAGACCAACGGCTCGACCGACTGGAAGGCGGTGAAGCGGTTCTACCGCGACTGCCATAGCCCGAGCAAGACAGCCGGGGAGTTCGGTCTCTCGGTCAACACCGTGAAGGCGAGGATCCGCCGGGAGGGTTGGAAATGACCGCAGTCGAAGCCGAAATCGAACAGGCCAAGCGGCTCGTCGGCTTCACCGTCGAGGGCGTCTGCCACACGGAGGACGGCGAGTCCTTCGGGCTGACGCTCCGGCGGGGGAAGAAGCGGATGAACGTGTGGGTGGACTGTGACCCGGAAGGCAACGGCCCCGGCCATCTCGCCCTCGAGGAGGTCCGGCCATGATCCGCATCGGTCGATACAACCGCTACTGGGCCGTTTGGCGGGGAGTGGAACTGATCGCGGTGACCGTCTATCGCAAGGGAGCCATCGCGGTCGCCGAACTCGCCAGTCGGCTGGAGGCACGGCCATGAGCACGCGCTACAAGTTCTCGACCTATGAGGTTCGGGTCCAGCGGCTCAACGAATGCCCCGGCTCGCTCAAGGTGGATGCGCCAGGTGAAGCACTCACCTACTGGCGGGAGAAAATCACGAAGACCCCTTGGCACGACCCGGAGAAGGAGATGCTGGTGGCGATTCATCTCAACACCCGCTACGTCGCGGTCGGCCACACGATGGTGAGCATCGGCACGATGAACGAATGCACCGCCCATCCGCGCGAGATTTTCCGCCCGGCGGTGGCCACCGGGGCTTACGCCATCATCGTGATGCACAACCATCCATCGGGAGACCCATCCCCGTCGGAGGCCGACACCAGGCTCACCCGGCGACTGGCGGAGGCGTCGAGCATCCTGCAGGTGGGATTGCTCGATCATGTGATCGTCGGGACGCCGGGCGATCACCGGCCCGGATATTTCAGCTTCAAGGAGGCGGGCATTCTATGAGGACACTCCGACGCAAACCGAAGCCTCCCATGCCATCGCCGCTGGCGTGGCGTCCGACCGGCCCCGGCGACCTGATCGGTCACGCTGGCGAAGTCGCCGCATCATTGCTGGCGAAGGCGCGGGCGACAAAAAACAACGGACGGCATCCGATCAAGGTCTTACTCTACGGCCCGCCGGGAGTCGGGAAGACAAGCATCGCGGAAATGCTCGCCGCCGAGTTGGCCGGCAGCCCGTTCGGGATCGAGGACTTCAACGGAAAGCTTGTCGGGATTGAAACCGTGAAGGCATGGATGGGCGGACTCGCCTACGGCAGCCTGTTCGGGGATTTCTCGGTGCGGATCGTGAACGAACTGGACCGCTGCTCGCGGGACGCTCAGGACTTGCTTCTGACCTACCTCGACAAGCTGCCAGCGGGCCGGGCGTTCATCGGCACGAGCAACCTGCAACTCGACCTGCTCACCGAGCGCTTTCAGACCCGGTTCCAGGCGATCAAACTCCGGGCACCCGACACCGACGAAATCGCCAGGTTCCTTTCATCCAAATGGGAGATCGACTCCAAGATCGCCGCCCAGATCGCGGTCGGCAGCGGCGGCTGCGTCCGGGCCGCGCTGGCTGACTTGGAAAACTGGCTTGATGCCGGGAGGTCGGCATGAACGAGTCATCCGAACAGGTGGCAGCAAAGGCCGCTGCGCTCTGGCAGGCGATGGATCGCAACGCACGGCAGGGGGTCCGGTTCGGACTGTTTCCTGCGGAGGTCATGGCCGAAGCGGAGCGGGAGGGCTACGACGGTCGGCTGCTTGCCATCGCGCTGATGGATTGTGCCGAAAAGGACAGAGGGATGATCGGATGAGCACACGACTTCACCGCCTGACCTTCGACACAAAGGGGCGTATCGCGCGGGCCGAGTTCCGCTGCCGGGAGAGCGGCATTCGCCGCCAAGTCCGGGTGGCCGTTGTCTGGAAGGAAGTCGCCGGCGACTGGTGCTGGTTTAAAGCCGGATGGTGCAGTCCGGAGAACTGGCGGCAGATCGTTCCGATGCTGCCCACTATCGAGGGGATTGTTGACAGCTTGCCGCTGGGCGATGGCACGCAAAGAATCTAATGAAGGGGTAACACCCAAAGCGCGGTCACTCGCCAGCGGGGTCGAAGTCTGGTGCAGCTTCGAGAAGTTGGTTCCGGTCGAGGAAATCAATCCCAACCCGCGCAACCCGAACACGCACCCGCAGCGCCAGATCGAGCTCCTGGCCAAGAACATCCAGCACTTCGGCTGGAGGCATCCGATCACGGTTTCCAAACTCTCCGGGTTCATCGTCGCCGGGCACGGGCGGCTGATGGCCGCGAAGCACCTGGGCATCCAAATCGTGCCGGTCGATTTTCAGGACTTCGCCGACGAGAATCAGGAGTTGGCGGTCCTCGTTGCCGACAACCGCCTGGCCGAACTCTCGACGCTCGACCTCAACGAACTCGAAAAGATCGCCGACTCGTGGAAGCGGGAAAACTTCGACACCCTGCTCGCCGGGTTCGAACCGGTCGATCTCGAAGCGTTGCTCAATCCGAAAAACGACGGCCCGAAGGACGACGGCGGCAAGCACGACGAGGAACTCGAAAAGGGTGACGTGACCATCGCCATCGGCCTTTACCGATTCACCGTCACGCAGGAGGCGTTCATTGCCTGGGCGGACGGCATCAAGCAGGAGGCCGGATTCGACAAGGCCAGCGTCGTGAAAGCCATCCGGGAAAGGCTTGCTCTATGAAGATCACGCTCGAATCCCTCGACGCCGTTTCCCCGTCCACCTACAACCCGCGCTCGGCGGACCCGAAGCGGCTCGATGTGATCGAGCTTTCCCTACGGAAGCTCGGGTTCCTTGCTCCGATCTTCGCCGATGCCGATGGCGAGATCCTATCCGGCCACCAGCGCCATCTCGTGGCAACGCGCATGGGCGCGACGAAAATCCCGGTGTTCCGCACCAAGGCAATGCCGCTGAACCAGCGCAAGGCTCTCAACATCGTCTTCAACCGGGCGACCAACGACTTCGATTTCCACTCGACGCCCGGCAAGGTCACAAGAGAACTCGAATCCCTCGACATCGAATCCCTTGCCGTCGCGATCCCGGACAAGGTGGTCGATTCCCCGGAGTTCCTGCGATGCCTTCACCCCGCAGAGGTCGAAGTGAAGGATCTCTGCCGGATCAATGCCGGACGGTGGGTGCAATACGCCCGCAACGTCGCGGCCACACTTTACCGGGCCGGGATTGTGATGCCGATCATCGCGCGAGAGGATGGCATGGTCATCAACGGCATCGGTCGACTGGAAATGCTTGCGGAGAAGGGCGTTGAATCCGCGCCTGTCGTCTATGTCACGGAGGCGGAAGCGGAGTTCGCCCGGGCCATGATGAATTTGCTCTCGATGGATTTCGATGTGCAGACCCGTTACGCCGATCTCCTGCGCTACAACTCGTTCCGGCGGGCACGCCGGGTCCGGGACGAACTCGGCAACGGGTTCATCTTCGCCGTCCACGGATCGAAGACCTGCCACACCTTCGACATCAACAATCCGCGCCAGCGCGCTGCATGGATCAAGGAACATGGCACGAGTGCCCTGGACTTCGGCGCCGGCCATCTTACCGAAACCTTCCTGCTCCGGCAGGCCGGGATCGACTGCACGCCGTTCGAGCCCTACCGGCTGGCCGGCGGGAGCGAGATCAACAAAGCCGAGAGCATCGAACTGACCCGCGCATTCTTGGCCGAGGTCGCGGCGGGCAAGGATTGGACCGCCATTTTCGTCAGCTCCGTGCTCAACTCCGTTCCGTTCGCCGGAGACCGGGAGAAGATCGCCACGATCTGCGCCTCGCTCTGCCGCCCGTTCACCAAGGTCTATGCCTGCGCATCGAGCGCAACGGAAACCGGGTGGCGGCAGGTTCAGGGGAAGGCGTTCATGAACGAGTCCAATGCCGGGAACATCTGTTTCCGCCTCGACTACGAACCGGGCATCCGGTTGGGCGATTTTCAGGACAAACCGAAGGTCCAGAAGTATCACACGGAAAAAGAGTTCTATGCGCTCTTTATCGGCCTCTTCCGCTCTGTCAAAGTAGCGGAAATGAGCAATAACGTCACCGCCATCTGCGCCAGCGCAAGGGCGGTCGATGTCGCCCAGCTCCGTGAAGCCATCGAGTTCGAGTTCGATCTCCCATACCCGGACGGCACGCGGATGGGGCTCGCCGACGAGGCAAAAGCCGCCTTCGGGAAACGACTGGGGGTGGCCTTGTGATCTATCTGCTCGATCTCAATTTTACGCTGGTCGGCAACTCCGCCCCGCACGGGACGCGACCGGAGCCGATGGCCAAACGGATGAAGACGGAGATTTACCGGCAGTGGTTGGTGGAAATGCTCCGACCGCACCGGGTCATCCTGATCACCGCCCGGCCCGACCGGTGGAAGGAGCCGACGATGGCCCGGATCGCGGAACTCACCGGCTGGCAGCCGATGGATGCCTATTTTGACGACGGCGTGACCCGGACGCCCCCGGCCATCAAGCGGCACATCCTGATCGACCTGATCTTCCCGAAGTATGGACGCGGCGACTACTACGCCATCGAGAGCAACCCGAAGACGCGCGACGTGTATGCCTGCTTGGGAATCCCGTCGGTCTGGGTGAACAAAACGGGAAGGGCTCTGAAGGATCACCGGCGGCAGTTCAAGCACTTGCCAACCGATTTGCCGCAGGTCGGGCTCGATCTGGGCGCTTGAGGCGTTGACACCCCGCATCGGGCATGGAGCCCGAAGCAACGTCCACCAGCCAATCCGACAATCGCGACCACGTCCTCCCCGAAGGCAAATGGCAGTTCGATGCCGAAGTCACCGATGTCTTCGACGAAATGCTCCGGCGTTCGATTCCGCAGTATGACGTGATGCGGAAGGCGGTGTTCGAGATCGCGACCTGCTTCGCCAAGGAAAAGACCGCCATCGTGGATCTCGGCTGCTCGCGCGGCGATGCGCTCGATCCGCTCATCAGCAAGTATGGCGCATACAACCGGTTCGTCGGTGTGGAAGTCAGCCAACCAATGCTCGATGCCGCACGGAAACGCTTCCAAGGATACATCGACTGCGGCGTGGTCTCCATCCGCGAGATGGATCTCCGGCACCAGTTTCCGCCGGAACGCGCCAGCGTGATCCTCTCGGTGCTCACGCTCCAGTTCACTCCCATCGAATACAGGCTCAAGATCGTCCGGGAAGCGTTCAACTCGCTGATCCCCGGTGGTGCGCTGATCCTCGTGGAAAAGGTTCTCGGAGCGAGCGCCGACCTCGATGCCATGCTGGTCGATCTCTACTACGGCATGAAGCGGGACAACGGCTACAGCCAGGAGGAAATCGACCGCAAACGCATGTCGCTCGAAGGTGTCCTCGTGCCGGTCACGGCCGCATGGAACGAGCAACTTCTCCACCAGTGCGGCTTCTCGGAAGTGGACTGCTTCTGGCGCTACCTGAATTTTTCTGGATGGGTCGCGGTGAAGGCGTAGCACGTTGACGCCAGCCTTCCGGCATGGACCAGCCGGAAATCTCCGCCGAACTCGCGGGCAAGATCCTCGACGCCGACTTTCAGAACATCGTGAAGAAGGTCGCGGCGGGAAAACCGCTGACCGTGGCCGAGCGGGCACGGATCGAAGCGCGCGCCGCCGGCAGCACCGACAGCACCGCCTACGCGAAAAACCTCGTCGAACTAGCTTCCCTGCTGGGCGTCACCCGGCGGACCCTCAACTCATGGCAGAAGCTCGACGGCGCGCCGAAAGCCGCTTCCAACGGACTGTGGTCCGTGGCCGACTGGCGGGAGTTCGTCCGGGTGCGCGGATTCAAGGGCACGACCAAGCCCGCCCCGCACAACGAGGAGGCGCTCAAGGCGCGAAAACTCCTGGCGGAGGTCGAGGAGAGGGAGATCAAGGTCGCGATCAAGAAGGGCGATTACATCCGGGTCGAGGATGTCCGCTCCGAGTGGATCGGGCTGGTCGCTCAGGCAACGGCGATCCTCCGGGCCAAATTTGAAAATGAATTGCCGCCCGTGCTCTCCGGCCTCGATGCAACCGGCATCCAAGCGGAGTGCCGCAAGGCCATCGACGAGGTGCTTCGTGCGCTTCACCAATCATGAAAGTTCTGCGGGACATCTGGCGCGACGCATGGCAGCCGCCCGACCGCCGCCCCGTTTGGCAATGGGCGGAGGATCACATCACCTCGATCCCGTATTCGCCGACGCCGGGCCGGTTCCGCATCGCCAACTCCCCGCAAATCCGCGAGGTCATGGAAGCGGTCATCGACCCGAAAATCCGCCTGGTGTCGATCATCGCCAGCGTCCAGTCCGCGAAGACGATGGCCCCGGAGATCACGCTCTCCTACATCATCGCCAATCTGCCGGGGCCGACCCTGTGGCTCGACCAGACGGACGAGGATGCCAAAGACCAGTCGGAATCCCGGCTCCAGAAACTCTTCGAGGAATGCGAGCCGGTGCGGCGGTTGCTGCCGACCGGCGTGAACCGGCACAAGCGCCGGAACCACACGATCCATTTCGCCAACGGGATGACGCTCTGGATTCTCGGGGCGCACAACAAAACCAACCTCCAGCGGCGCTCAATCCGCTGGCTCATCGGCGACGAAACATGGCGCTGGCCGGTCGGGCACATGGCCGAGGCCGAGGCCCGCGTCACGGCGTTCGGCTGGCTGGGCAAGTGCGTGTTCATGAGCCAGGGCGGCGAGGAGGACGACGACACGCATCGGAAATTCCTTACCACCGACCAGCGGGAGTGGACGTTCACCTGTCCGAAGTGCGGGCATCGCCAGCCGTTCAAATGGGAATGCGTCGAGTGGAGCAAGTCTGCCCGGGATGAACATGGGGAATGGGATTTTGCGGAGGTGAACCGCACTGCCGCTCTCCGGTGCGAGTCCTGCAACCATTACTTCGAGGATTCCGACCGAACCCGACGGGAACTCAATGCCACCGGGAAGTTTGTTCCGATGAACCCGAAAGCCGCGAAGGAATCGGTCGGATTTCACTGGAATGCCCTCTGCGCCATGAGCTGGGGCAAGCTCGCCGAACTCTATCTCCGGGCCAAGCACGCCGCCCGCAAAGGGGATGCATCGCTTCTGCAACAGTTTTACCAGAAGCGGCTCGGCCTGCCTTGGCGCGAATACGTCGAGGATTACAAACTGGAGATCGTCCGCTCCGGCTACCACAAGGGCGAATCATGGGAAGACACCGCCGGGGTGGATGCGCGCGGCCGGATCGTGGGAGCACCCTACGAGCCAGGCGAAGTCGCCACCCAACTCGTGATCCTGACCGTGGACGTGCAGATGGATCATTTCTTTGCCGTCATCAGGGCATGGAGCGCAAACGGCTCCTCCCGGCTGGTGTGGAACGAGCGCATCCTCTCCTGGCACGACATCGACGCATTGCAGGAACGCTTCGGCATTCACCCGAGCCTCGTGTTCCTCGACGCCGGCCACGCGACCTACGACGTTTATCGGGAATGCTCCGGGAGGGGCTGGATCGCGCTGATCGGCGACCGACGCGCGACGTTCGTTCACCGCGTGCGCGAAGGCCGCTCCATCCAGCGATTCTATTCCCCACGCCGCAAGGTCGTGATCGCGCACAACCGCCATTGTTTCGTCCACTACTGGTCGAACCTGAACATCAAGGACACGCTCGCCCGGTTGCGGCGAAACCAAGACCCGGAACGAGGGGCGACGTGGGAGGTTCCCGACGACATCGACGACGATTACCTCGCCCAGATGGAGGGTGAACAGCGGGTGAAAGAAAAGGGTGTCTGGTATTGGAAGCAGATCGGGAGCCGCCCGAATCATTACTTCGATTGCGAGGCGATGCAGGCCGCCGCGGCGACAATGCTCAAAATTGTCGGCAGGGAATCGGTGCCGGAGTCCTGCCCGGTTGACGCGCCGCCGGAGGCGTGAAAGCACTCTCGCTCCTCGCGGTTCTCTCCCTCTCCGGCTGCGCCACGGCCATCATCGAGCGCCCGAATCCATCAGGCGGACCTCCGCTGACCGCGTTCGTGAGCAGCTCGAACGCTGACGAGATTACGTTCACGGCGGCCAGCGGCGCGACCGTGACCGTCCGCAAGCTCGACAATTCCACAGGCCCGAAAGAGGCGATCCGCGTCTGGAGCATCTTCGATCTCGGGCGGAAGATCACCGACGTCGTCGGAGGGCTGGCCGGCAGCGCAATTGACACGTTCGCGGGGGAGCAATGAAAACCATCCTCCAATTCGCGTTCGCCGCTTTGGCCCGGCTCGACATGGCCACCCTCCGCAACATCTGGGCCACCATCGAGCGGCTGGTCTCCGGGTTCGAGCTGGCGAAGTTCAAAGACGGCTCGATGACGGGCACTCAGAAGCTCGAATACGTCCTCGAACGTGTCGGCAACCTGATCCCCGAAAACCGCAAGGAGATCGGCACCCAGATCATCCGGGCCATCGTCGAGATCGTGCTCATCGGCCTCCGGCTGAAAGGCGGTGCGAAGTGAAATTCTCCAAGGTTGAAATTCTCCTCATCGCGGGTGCGGCCATCAACGCTCTCGCCGAACTCTCCGACCTGCTGCCGGTCAGCGTGAGCGGCAAGGTCACCGCTGCGCTCTTCGCGTTGTGGGCGATGTTGCGATTCATCCTTCGCTTCCTGCAAGCCTCCCCGGCTTCGCTCCGGGAGATCGAAGACCTCCGTGGTGAACTTCGCGGGCGGGTCGATGAAATCCAAGCGAAGCGGGCGGAACCCGCAGATCCACGCAAATGAAGCCCGAGGCATCCATCGAGAGCCCGCGCTTCGGTCGCGCGCTCGATTTTGTTCTGAAATGGGAAACGGTATTCGACCGGAAAGGAAACCCGGTCGCGGAGAACGATCCCGACGATCCCGGCGGCCTGACCAAGTTCGGCATCGACCAGCGTTCGCACCCCCATCTGGACATCCGGAAGCTGACCAAGGCCGATGCCGCCGCGATCTATCACCGGGATTACTGGCTCCCGGTCCGCGCTCATGAATTGCCGATCCCGGTCGGGGAAGTCGTCTTCGACATCGCGGTGAACAACGGCAAGGCCCGCGCGGCGAAATGGCTGCAGGAGGTGCTGGGCGTCAAGGCCGACGGCTTTATCGGCCCGGTGACGCTCAAAGCCGCAGGCGAGACGGACGCGGAAGCGCTCGCCGCCAAGCTAGTCGCGCGCCGCGCCACGTTCTACCGGAATATCGCCAAGGGCCGAAAAGCGAAGTTCCTCAAAGGCTGGCTCAACCGCAACACGGCATTGCGCGACTTCACCGCCGCAGCCTGAACCAATGTTCTCGATGTTCCATTTTCTCGCCAGGTGGCGGAAACCGCAGAGGGAGACGGTCATCTCCCAAATCCAACAACTGGAGGAAACGATCATGGCTAAACTCGCCGAAATCGCCTCCCGGCTCGAAGCGGTGGATGCGACGCTCAAGAAAGCGTCGGCTGAAATCGTGACCGAGATCGGGAACCTCCGTGAAGCACTGGCGGACGTCGAACTGCCCGCGCAAGCTGAGACGGCCCTCGCGGCCATCGAAGCGAGCGCCAAGCAGCTCGACGACATCGTCCCGGACGCGGTCCCCGCGCCGGACGCCCCGCCCACGCCCACGGAGTAAAGCTGCCCGCATCCGGTTCGAACCCGGGTGCGGGTCCTCCGATTGACATGGTGCGCGGAGGCATGATCCGCCTGCTGCTTGCCGTTCTCGTCCTCTCCTGTTCGGGATGCGCGTCCGTCCGGGACGCGTGGACCGCATACCAAATAGATCGCGCCATGAATCGCCCGTTCGATCCCCGCTGGCTGGAAACAGAGTAACCGTGTCATGGCCTGCGGACTATTCACCACCGGATTCACCGTCGCCGAGGTGCTCGCCATCCAGGCAAAGGCGAAGCAGATGCTCATGGATGGCAAGACCGTGATGTCGTGGGGCGACAGCGGGTCGTCCGTCACGAAACAATTCCCCATGCAAGTGCAGGACGTGCTTGAAGAATGCGCCCACGCGCTGCGCGTCCTCGATCCGGCGACCTTCGGGCCGCGACGGACCACCGCCGTTTCCGGCGTCACCGGCTACCTCCCGAAATGAACCGGTTTCTTGCCACTATCAGCAGGCTCTTGCCCAGCGCCTGGTTCGGCCCCTACGAATCGGCCAACCCGTCGCCCCGGCGCGGTCGCGTTCCTGGCTCGGCCCCGCGCGACGCGAAGCTCGATCTGACGCCCGGCATCCGCTCGGAGCTTGTCCGTCGCTCCCGTTACCTGCAAAAGAACTCGGGGTTCGTCCGCGAGCTGGTCGGCAACATGGCGATCTACTCGACCGGCGACGGGATCAAGCCGCAGGCCCAATCGCCCGATCAGGAATGGAACCGTGCCGCCGAGGAACATTTCGCCAACTGGTCGGCGCGATGCGAGGTCACGGGCCGGTTCTCGTTCGAGGAATGCCAGAGCCTTGTTTGCCGCGGGATCGACGTGGATGGCGAATACTTCATCCATAAAACCCGAGACCCGCTCGGTCGTCCGGCGCTCCAGTTGATCGAGGCGCACAGGATTGGCGACGAGGCCGGAGGCGCCGAAACCGTGGACGGCATCGGGCTCGACGCGGTGGGAGCGCCCGTTTTTTACCGTTTGCTCCTCGACGACGGCACGCACCGCGATCTGTTGGCCTCTGGCGTCCTGCATGTGTTCGAGCCGGAATCGGTTTCCGCCGTGCGCAACCCGGCCACGATCCAGCATTCGATCAATCACATCCTCGACGAGATCGAATTGCTTGCACTGGAGAAACATGCGGTGAAGGACAACGCCGACGTGGCCCGCGTGCTCAAGACCGCGCGGGGCGAGGCGGATGGCGACGGGGATTTCTCACTCGGCTCGGGAACGGCGGGCGGTCAGGAAGCCAGCGACCCGGCGGCGCTCCAGAGGATCGTCGGCGGCAAGCTCGTAGCACTAAAGCCCGACGAATCGCTCGACAGCTTCCAGTCCAATCGTCCCAGCCCGACGTTCACCGGGTTCCTCGAACATCTCCGCCGCGATTCCGCGCTCGGCGTGTTGCCGTTCGAGTTCGCTGCCGACTCCTCAAAGATCGGAGGCGCGGGGGTGCGGCTCGTGGTGGCCAAGGCAGACCGCCGATTTTCATTCCGCCAACTCATCCTGATCCAGCGGTTCATCCGCCCGGTCTGGGCCTTCGTGATCGCCGATGCAATCCGGACCGGCGCGCTGCCGTTCGTGAAGAACTGGCACCGGGTGAGCGCGACGACCCCACGCCGGATCACGGTCGATGCGGGCCGCGAAGCCCAGCAGAACCGGGCAGACGTGGAGATGGGACTCAAGACGCTGAGCGAACACTTCGCGGAACAGGGTATGGATTTCGAGGAGGAGATGCGGATCAGGGCGCAGAACGCCCGACGCATCCTCGATCTCGCCGCCGAATACAGCATCCCGCTCGAAATGCTCTGGCGGCCGGGCGGCGGGACCAATGCCACGCCTGTCGTTGGTGAATCGGAAGACGCGCCCTCCTCCGGTGGCGTCCGACAGGGCGGTTGATTGACATCGCGCACGGGTTTGTGAAACCCGCCGAAGTCCTTTTTCTCAAACAACCCTGGCTCATCACACCGGAGGCACACGCCGCGATGGTGGCTGCGTCCCGCTCGTTCTTGGACGCGGCACCGGCACGGATCGCGCCCGAGGCGGAATCTCCGCTTCTGGGCATCGAGGATGGCATCGGGGTGATCGCGATCAGCGGCCCGATCATCCGCAAACCCGGTCTTATTGCGCAGATCCTGTTCGGTGCGACGGATACCGATGAACTCATCGCAGCGGTTGCCGAGGCGGGAGAACGCCCCGATGTCTCGGCGGTCCTGCTCGACATCGACAGCCCCGGCGGGAGCGTGAACGGCACGCCCGAGTTGGCCCAGGCCGTGGCCGACCTTTCGAGACTGAAATACGTCTATGCGTTCAGCGCGGGCCAGATGTGCAGCGCCGCTTATTGGATCGCATCCCAGTGCGATGCCATCTACGCCACGCCGAGCGCACGGGTCGGCTCCATTGGCGTGATCCTTCCGGTGATCGACTCGAGCGAGGCGATGCGCAGCGAGGGAATCAAGGTCGAGGTGTTCGCCGCAGGAAAATACAAGAGCGCGGGAACGCCCGGCGTGCCGCTCACCGACGACCAGAGGGAGTGGCTCCAGTCCGATGTCGAGGAAATCGCCGCCGACTTTCATGCGGCGGTGCTCGCGCGAGGGCGGAAGATCCCGGCGGAAGCGATGGAAGGCCAGACGTTTTCCGCCAGGAAAGCGATGCGGTTCAACCTCGCGGGGATGGCCAAAAACCGGGACGAAGTGCTCGGGCGGTTGCGTTCGCTGCACGTTCGGAGCGCCGCTCCGTCAGCCCGTGCGGTTGACACGGGAACTGGGGGCGAGATGAAAACCCTCGACCAGGAACTCGAAGAGGCGCGGCTGCAAATCGCGCAGATGGAAACCGCGCACGCCGCAGCGCTCGATGCCGCCAAGGCCGACCTCCAAACCCGCACCGACGATGCAGCGGCCAAAGTCACAAAGCTCGAAGCCGACGCGCAGGCCCGCGAAGCGCTCCTTTCCGAAGCCGCGACCAAGGCGGAATCGCTGAACGCCGAACTCGCCGAGGCGAAGGCCGGGCGCGAGCGGCTCGAAGCCGATCTGATCGGTGCCCGCCAGAGCATCGAATCGCTCACCGGCCAGAAGGCGGAGAGCGAGGCACAGCTCGCGACGCTCACCACACGCAACAAAGACCTCGAAGCCCGCGAGCAGGACATCGAGACCCGCGCCTCGAAACGCGCCGTCGAAATTGTCGCTTCCACCGGGACGCACGCTCCAGCCCCGGTCACGCCCAAGGGCGACCGTCAGACCGAAGACCTCGTCGCCCGGTTCAGGGCGATCTGCGACCCGAAAGAACAAACCCTTTTCTGGCGGTCCCTCACCGCCCAGCAGCAGGCCCAGATCCTCTCCAGCACCGCCAACCAGTAACACGCTATGCCCAACACACTCACCAACGCCAAAGACATCAAGGTCGCCCAAGCGGCTCTCCAGCCGTTCATGGCGACGCTCCTGCCCATGCGGGCGTTCTCGTCCAACTTCTCGCCGGAGCCCGCCGACAAGCTCGATACGGTTCGGGTGCCAATCGTCGGAGCACCTTCCGCCGCGAGCGACTTTGCCGGGAGCTACACGGCGAATGCCGATTCGACCATCGACGTCGCTCCGGTCACGCTCAACCGGCACAAGTTCAAGACCGTCCACGTCACCGCCCGCGAGGCGGCCGAGACGGCGCTCAACGTGCTCGAGGCGCTCGTGGCCAGCGCCGTCAAACAGCTCGCGCAGGACGTGCTCCAAGACATCTTCTCGGAGGTCACCCAGGAGAACTACGGCGCGCCGGCCATCCCGGCGCTCGCGTCCACCGCGTTCGATTACAAAAAGGTGCTCGGGGTCCGCGAAGCCTGCGCGGGAGCCAAGATGCCTGTGGGCGACCGTGCGCTTGTGCTCGACGGGGCCTACTTCACCAATTTGCTCGGTGACGACATCGTGGCCAAGAGCTTCGTGACGCCAATCGCGCAACCCAGCGTGGTCGAAGGACTCATCCGCCGTCTGGCCGGGTTCGACGTTTACGAAACCTCGATCCTGCCGGAGAACAACGAGAAGCTGGTCGGGTTCGCCGCGCACCCGAGCTGCCTCGCGGTGGCCATGCGCTACTTGCAGCCGGTGGCCGACTACGACGAGGCGGGCGCGGTGACCGATCCGGATACCGGACTCACCTTCGGTTACCTCCGCTACACCGAGACCAGCAGCAACCGCATCTTCGTGACCGTGGAGTGCCTCTACGGTTTCAAGGTCGCCATCAAGAACGGCCTGAAGCGGATCGTCAAAGGCAACGCCTCGTAACCTCAAACCGACAACCACACCATGATTCCATTCGCAAAAACCGGCGACGCCGGAACGACTCTCAGCCACGCAGTCATCCCCGCTGGAGGGCGGGACCGGGTCCGCGTCCAATACATCAGCGCGACCTCCGACAAAGCGGCCTCGCTGCTCACTTTCCGCTCCGCATCCGAGACGGCAGGCGTGCTCGCCGCCAGCGCGTCCAACCAGAAAGTGATCGGTGCCGCGCCTTACGCGGGAGCGGCGCAGAACGACGTGGTTGTTCTTCTGAGCAAGGCCACCGGCCAGGCGATCCGGGGCGTGGTCGATGCCGTGGACGCCGTGGCGAAAACCATCACCCTCAAAGCCAACCTCGGGCTCGCGCTCGCCCCCGGCGACACCGTCCACCTGATGGCGGCGAAAGGCCAAATCCCGGTTGGCGCGGCGACCAAGGAGGCGAACGCCCCGACGGTATTTGCCGCTCTCGAAGGCCCGGTGCTGGTCGAACTCGACGGCACCGCCGCTTGTCGGATCAATCTCGTGGCGGGGGAGTATTTCTGATTTTGCCCTCCCGGCCCGCCGACAACCCCCGCATCGGAAACGGTGCGGGGGTTTGTTCTTATCCCGGCAGCGCGGCAGCTATCTCCCGGCGGAAATCATCCATTCGCTCCAGTATCCTTGGATCGGTGTCGCCCCGTTCGCAGGATTCCTTCGCGAGCGAATAGGCGTGATCCATCAGAATTCGCGCCGCTTGAAATCTCTCGGCGGCAAAACAAACGCGTGCCCAGCCCTCATATCCATCGCAATGGCCGGGTTGTGAAAGGACGAGCTTCTGAAACGTGTTTTCTGCCAGGCCGGTTTTTCCTTCTTTGAGCGCGGCCATCCCGCGATCCCGCCATTCCAAGTCGTCCTCCCAGTGGGCGCGGATCTTCGGATGCCTCTTGCGGGCCAACCGAACGAACTCGCTGATTTCTGTGAATGCATCCACGACTGCGGGACGTTGACACGGTCCGCCGGGCATGTCGATTCAGGACGAAATGGCCGCCGATGTGGCCGAAATACTTGCGGAGATCGGGGAGCCTGTGACTTGGAACGGGCGAACCTACCCGGCTCTGGTTTCCGACCCGGCCATCGGCGAAGACCTCGGCATCGGAGGATTCACGGGCACGGGCGATTTCACGGTCAAGATCATGCGGTCCGCTCTTGGGGACGCTCGACCGAAGCTCGGGGAGATCATCGGATTCGAGGACGCCCGATACCGGATCACCCGTATCACCGACCATCCGCGCTACCCGATGGTGGTCCTCGTCGTTTCGCCGGAGGACTGACGCCATGATCGACCACTCGCTCGAATTGGCGTTTTGCGCCGCGCTCAAGGCCGACCATCAACTCGGCGGATTCGGATTCTTCACCGGCCTGGATGACGAGACCCACAAGCTCCCAGCGATTACCGTCGTAGCGCGGTCGGAATCGCTTGCCGGATCGGCGGAAGTCTTCCGCTGCGATGTGGAAATCCGGGTCGAGACGCACGCCCACGACGCGCGGCCACAGGAGCACGTCGCCATCGTCGCGCGCATCCGCGAATTGCTTGCCTCCAAGAGCGCCATGCTCGCCGCACTCAATGCAGGGGATGCCGTCCAGGTTCTCGGATACGCGGCGACGGGGTCCGGGCAGGAAGTGAGCGATGAGAAATTCCTCACAACGATCACGCTGAAGGTGGGATGCCGCGTCCCGGCAAATTGACACCGCGTCCCGGATAGCCATGCCAGCCAGCGACGTCACATTTGGAATCACCCGCCACGCCGGGGCACTCATCGACAGCGTGGAAACTACGCAATCCGTGCAGGTCAAAGAGCTTGCCGGAAGCAATGGCGAAATCGCCCGCGTCCACACATACCGCTCGATGACCGAGGGATCGGTGAAAGGTCACGGCACACTTTCTGTCGTGCCCGGCGTCGGCGATCCCGGCGTGAGCGGCATCACCGGCGGCGTGACCGTCATTCCCGAACTGAAGAAGTCCGAGTCCAACGACGACTTCGACGGCTGGGAATACACGTTCAAGAACTACCCGAGCGCCACGGCAATCTGATCCCATGCAACGAGGCGACAAACTCATCATCATCCGGGACGTGGACGCCAATCCTGCCACATCCCTCATTCCGGCAATGGTCGCGGCTCTGACCGCGCTTGGCATTCCACTCGATGCCGACTGCCCGTATCAGGAAACCCGCGAGATGATCGACGGTCGCGAGCAGCGGGTCGTGACGTGGGTGCTCAAACCGGCGAGCGTTTGCGGCCGATTCGAGACTCAGGCCATGCTCAAAGCGTGGGGCGACGAGGGCTTCGTCAAATCGAACCCGGAGCACCCGTTCGCCTACATCAAGCAGGCATTCGAGAACCGCGCCCGGATCGCACAGACGGCTGCCGCGCAGGCCCCGCTCGCGCTCATCCGCAAAGGCAAACGGATCGCCCTGATCCCATTCGACGCGACCCCCGAACGCCGGGAACAACTCCTTTCCGAACTCGACGCATGAACGAAAAAAACACCACTTCTGAGCGAACCGAAAAGCAGATCGACGTGTATATTGACCCCGCACCGGAGGCAGGCCCATTGAAGCTTCGCCCGTTTTCCGCCGGAACGCTCACCCTTTGCCGGAAACTCGGGCTGACCATGATCCTCGGCAGCGCCGACGATAAAGCCGTGCTCACCGACGAGGAGAAACAGCGGCAGATCACCGCGTTCCTGTTTATCCAGTCCGCCCCCATCGAAACCGTGAAGAAAGCGGCGAAGCTGGCGCGGGAGGACCGGGGGGCGTTCGAGGATCAATACCTCCTCGACTTCGAATTGAACCTGCCGGTCGGCGCGATGGCGCAGGCCGTCGAGCAACTTGCCGCCGGGATCGATCAGGTGGGGGCCGCGCAGTTCGAGACCGTGCCCCGCGAGCAATCCGCAGGTGGTCGAGAGGATAGCCCGCCCCCAAACTCCTGACGCCAGCCTGGCTCGCGCTGTTTGTCTTTCAACTGGCACGCGAGACTGGCTGGCACCGCGACTTCATCCTCTGGGAACTCCCGCTCGCCGAGCTTCTGCTCTACCAGCAAGCGGCGGTGTTTATTGAAGGCCGTCACTGGCTCGTGGCTCCTTCGCCACCAGCCCGCTCCCAATGGGACGCACTCATCTCCAACTGGCAATGAACGTGAAGTTCAAATTCGACATGCGCCGGCTGGAGAAGGCGATCAAAGATCTGCGACCCCATGTCCAGAAGACCCGTGCCGAGTTGGTCGAAGACGCTGCCAAAGGATTCGTGAAGCGCGTCGTCGCCATCACTCCGCCCGCCTCGAAGGGCGTGAGCGGATCGAAGGCGAAGCAACAGGGCGATCAGGCCATCAAGAGCGATCTCGCCCGGATCATGGTGGCTGTTTCAAAGAAGAAAGACCGCGACGCACGGTCAGCGGCGGCATCCCCGGAGGAACTGCACCGCCGGTTTCGCGACAAGCGCACGGGTCGGGTCAATCCCGGCGCATTGAAGCGTCCTTACCGCGTCGGCAAATCCGAACTCCTCGCGCTCCAGCGGCGGTTGCTCAAGGAAGTCGGATGGCTCGCTGCCGGGTGGAACGAGGCAGCGATCAAGCTGGGCGTGCGACTTCCGGCATGGGTTTCGCGGCACGGCACAGGACGCGGGTCCGTCGGGATCACACGGGGCGGATCGCTCTTCCGCATCACCATCGCCAACGAGGTCGGTTTCGTCGGCAACGTGAAGGGATTCAACCGGAGGATTCAGAGCGCGATCAACCTCCAGGCGAACGCGATGAAGCGCCAGGCCGAACACCTCCTGAAGAAAGGAATCCGCAGAGCCGGGTGGAAGTGAGGCCATCCTTGACCGGACGGAAATGTTACTTCAAGACCGCGCAAATTTTCTCGATGGCAAGGTTTGCTTCTTCAATCTGGTGTTCGAGATACTTGGCGCGTTGAGAGGCGCTGGAGTGCGCTGCCACCAAAGCATCAACCATGACGGACGCCATGCCTTCGTTGTGCCATTGACGCCAAGTTTCCTCTACGATGGATTCGGCAGCGCTGTCGATTTTTGCTTGAAGTTCAGCGCGCCTAGCAATGCGCTGTTCAGCAGCCCGCGCCTCGGCTTGGTGCTCGCCCACTATACCGGCGATCTCCACAATGATCGGGATGGCAACAGTGACGGCTGCCTCGACCCTTAGCATGGTTTTAGCCTTGTCCGCGTGTGAAGGGTCGTGGAAAGCACGTTTCCGCCGCGTGGACTGTTTCGCATATTCTTGGAATGAACCCGCTTGCCTGAGTCTACCCAGTTCCTCCCGCGCTTGGCCTAGCGGCATGTCGAGAAGGACTGGAGTGATCTCCGCATAGGCTTTTCTCAGCACTTGTGCTGTGCGAAGAACCTCCGCACGCCGCCGCGCGGCAGATTCGCTTTCGGCTTCTCCATTGCGCACGTCCGGTGACGGGTCAATGCCTTCGATGATGTCGGCCATCGCCTGCCAATCGGGCCGGGCATGGCGTTTCTGAATTTCCGCGTCGATTTCTTCCACGAGTATCTGCAAAGCCGAATCCTGCGCATCCCACCACCGCCGAAGTGAGCTCTGAATCCGTTCGCTGAGCATGTGCTTCACCGCGTCGGGGCTTGTATCGCCCCGCTGGCTGATTGCCTGAACCTCATCAGCGACGCGATGTTCCAGGTTCCCTTTGGCATTCCCGAGCAAGGCGTTGAGCCGCGAGTTCTGCAGTGCAATTGCCTCAACCTCGTTTGCCGCGCTCTCAAGTGCGAGCTGGGTTTCTCGTGCATGGAGTCCAAGCGACTGTCGAACTCGCCCAAAGTGCGCCCGCAAGAACCGTTGTTCACTCCACAAACGCAGTTCGTCCCGGCGTGCCGCGAGGGATTGCAGATCAGCCGAGAGGGCCGCGATCCCATCCCAAGCACGGCTGCCGTCGTAGTCGGCTGCGGAAACGCTCGCCGAGGCACCTACCATGCCCGACCAGTCGGCGACAATGGCATGAATGGAGAGTCGCGATTCGGAAACCTTTGCCCGGGACAAGAAGCTGTTCAGCTCAGCGCGTTTCCGTTTCACCAAAGACTCGTAGCCGGCAAGGTCAATGTCGGGCATGGCACCCGCCCCATCCATGCGGGCAAGGACAACAAGCAGGCTGCCCGGCGCGAAAGCCTGCTCTGGAGCACAGTGGTAGCGGGAACCGTCCAGCACGCCCGTAATGGCTTCCAGAGCGGCGGTATCGCCGGTCACGAGCTGGGGCGGCAGCATGACTACTATCGCATCCGTGATGAGCAGAGCATCATCCGTAGCTGCTTCGTGGATGGCATTTCCACCCGAAACGCCGGGTGTATCCCGGATGACTACGCCACACGCTTCGGCTTCCTTGACCTCGAATGTCTCACGTAGCGCGCTGATCGTCAGCCAGTCCGGCACAGGAAGCGAGGCATCGAGGAGCAGACGCTTCAGGAGCGAGCTTTTGCCCGTGTCGTAAGGGCCGAAGAGCGTCACGACAAGCTCTTCCCGTCGGGCAAGTCCATCCCAACGTGCGCGAATCGGCGCGGCAATCTCGTTAGGCAGTTGTTCGAGGACGTGCCAAGCCTTTTCATTCCATGCCGTGATTTTGTTTTTCATTGCGACTGAACGGGTTGACCGAGCGCATCCCACGCCGCAGTCATGCATTTGCGAACGCGGTGGTGACGAGCTTGGATGCGCTTGAGGCTTTCATTGATGGAGTCACGCTCCGAGGCTAATGCTTGCCCGGCAGCTTGAAGCTCCTGTCGGAGCAACGCGAGTGCCTCGAGCGGGCCTTCCGATTCGTCTCCGCTTTGCGTGATCGAGATGAAGACTTGGTCTGTCGTCTTGTTGATGAAGTTATCCAATTCCTTCTCGCGTTGCTCCGACCGCTTCTCCTCTTTGAAAAAATTGAAGAGTCTCACCGCATCCCAGAGTGTCAGCGCAGCCCCAAGCGCAACACCAACTCGGCTGAGGTTTCTCGCCAATTTCACGGCACCCCAAGGCTTGAAGTTCTGCCCAATTGATTTGCCAGCCTGATAAACCACATCGCGGGTTGCACCTTTTAATGGTGCCGCCACAAGGTCGAGCACCCGTCTAACAGGTCCCGGTTTGCCTGGCGCATAGGGCGATTGGTCAAGGCTTTCGGAAGCGCTCGCAACGGCAGCTTTGAAGCGGGGCGAACTCAGCGAGCGATTCAATCGTTCACTGCTCTCGACCCACCATTTTTCAATCATTTGTTGCGACGCGGCCTGCCAATGCTCGGCTTTAGCTTTGAAGCTGGGCTGGTCCCACCACTTCGCCAACGCGGCAACTTTGGCTCGCAGTTCTTCATCGCTGTGTGTCTCCATCGAACGAAGACCTTGGGCGTAATCTTCGACCAGCTTCCGTGCCTGATCCTTGAGGTCGCCTTCGAGCAATTCGCCGCTTGCAATGATGTCTCTAAAGACGCGGTGCCGGCTCGCGAAGACCTCCTCTTGGCGTTCCATATCTTCAGATTCGACCTGCATCTTAGCAGCAATACGCCCGAGCCGTGCCAAACCACCTTCTAACAGCGAGTAGTCGATGCCGGTAGCAGCAGATTGGACGTGGATGGCGCGAATGGCGCTGTGGAATTCTTTGAAGCCATCCCATCGACGGAAAGGATCGAATTCGGCGGAGTTGGCATCGCGGCGGTTGCCCACCATGCCGCGCGGGTCGGCAGCCATGCAGACGATGCGCGATATTTCAACGTTGATCCCTTTGCTGCCGAGTGCCTGCTGCAGCTCCAGCCTTTTGCGATTGCAGACATGCACGTAATGCTTTGGAACCAATTCCGGGTCGGGGCCAAGTTGATCCGAGCGATGGATGACGAAAATGGTGCGGTCGAACTTCGCGGCTAGTCCCTTTTCCGGATCTCCCTTTAGAACTTGCTCAAGCGCGTCCGTAGCGCCGACAAGCAGGCTCGGCTGAAAAAGGCAGATGAGCACGCTGGCGTCCGGCACCGAATCGAGCGCCGCCGACGCGTGTTCGTCTCTGCCCGACTGCAGGCCTGGGCAATCGACCAGCAAAGCGTCTTCCCATTCGTAAGGGTGGATGCTATCCGTGGCGGGGTCGGCCCGGACTTCGAGCGTGCCCGGCAGGGGCAGCCCCGCATCCATGAGCAGACGTTTGATGAAAGTTGTTTTGCCCGTGCTGTAATCACCAAGCAAGTGGTATCGCGGCTTGTTTGCCAAGAGGATTTGCCGCAACTCTTCAATCGCCGCGGTAGCCATTTCCTCCGTGGACAGCGCCAGTTCAGTCTCGGCCAGCCACCGAGATCCGGCTCCGCGGTGAACTTTGCCGGTGAATTGAAAAACGAACCGCTGAAAACCGGAAAACAATCGCTCGAAGACATCCGCATCATTGGCTCGTGTTCGATGTGGCTCAGCAGACCCTGTGTCCGCTCTCAGACCGGTGGGGTCTGTGACCCAGTCTTCGCCAAGCAGGATACGATCCACATGCACCACGCCCCGCCGTTCGGCGATCCGGCGGGCAGATCCATCCAAAAGGCGCTGGGCGTTCTCGGGAGCCGGTAGCTGGTCGATGATACCGGCAAGGCGTTCCTGCGCCTCTGAAACCCCCGCCGTGAGTTTCCAGAGACTTGTGGCATCTCTAAGAGGACAGGGAAGGGCTTCCTTGCTCGCCTCAAGCACCAACATCGCCATACTTGAGTCAATCTGTTCTGCGATTTGGTCGTAAGTTCCGTTGACGGCACGGGTGGCTTCCGCAAATGCATTGGCCTTTGCCCTCGCGCGTTCATCCTTGGCTTTACCGGTTAGCCACTCGCCGAACCAGCCCAACGCACCAGCAATGATGCCAAGGACAAGTGCCGCCCCCTTCGAGATTACAGGCTCGGGGGTGAATACAAGCAAGGTGGCTGCTCCGGCTAGCATGGCCGCGACACGCGTCGCGACTCCTGAGTATCGCGTCACTTGGCCTGCATTCCCCGAAACTTTGGTCGTCTGCCATGCCGAGAACTCCAGATCCAGCTTTGCATCGGCCAGAGCCAGCTTCAGCTCCCTCTGCAAATGCGCCGCGCCTTCGGTCAATACCGCTCTTGCTGTCGCTTCTATCTGCCGATTGTCATAAACCCGACGCGCAAAAGACTCTGGGTCGAGTTCGGTGCGACGGTCGAATCCGTCGTTTATCTCGCGGTTCGCGGCAGCGATGGATCTCGAACGCAGCGTGCCGAACTCGGAACCGCAGCGCTGTCTGGTGTAGCGCGCCGCACGACCCTCGGTGCTCATCGTGTAAGCGTCCCCCCGCGCCTGCTCGGCAGCCGTGAGCGGGTCTTCCGCCGTGTGAGAGGCAGCGAGTGCAGCGCGACGTTCGCTTCCCTCTGCCGGGTAGCCTACGATTTCAAGGATGCTCTTAATAGATGCATCAAGCGCGTCCGCCGCTGTTTTTGCAGCCGCACCAGCTTGGCGCAACTGATCCAACAACCTTTCCAGCAGCGCGCGAACCTGCGCGTGCAGCATTGCGAGCCGGATTTCCACCGCATGACTGGTGAGCGCCTCGATCACGATTTCCTCGAAAACTTCCAAGTTCGACTGCCGCAGCAACTCGCTGCGGCCGAGCATTTCGCGCAAAGTGGCGCATTGTTCTGGGATCGGCCCCGCATAGTTGTCATCGGTGCGGGCATACACCGCACGTTGTGCGGCGATAGCGATGACTGGCGCATCATGAATACCGATGGCTGCAAGCTCGGAGGTGATGTGCGATGCGTGCTCCCGCACTCTTTGTGTGAGTTCCCTCCTGCGGCTGCCAAGCCCGACCCTGCCTGGCCAACGCCAGTTCGGGGAACTCTTGATGTTCAACACCGCGATCACCGGTTTTCCGAACTCCTTCACCCATGCGGCAACCTTGTCGAACTCGGATTGCAACTGGCTGGAGTCGTCGAAACACAGCACCACGATGTCGGCGACTTCCGCCGCACGGCGAGCGCGGGCCTCCAGTTCTTCGCGGTTCATCGAACGGCCCCAGCCGCAGATGCCCGGTGTGTCCATGAACCGCACTCCATGCCAAATCCTCGGCGTCACATCGACGGTGAAATCGCACGGGCCATCTGAGATCGCAGTGCCAGTCCCGTGGCTGAGAGACTCAATCAGGCTGCTCTTTCCTGCACTAGTCCTTCCGAATAGCACAATGTTGACTGTTCCCAGCACTTCCCGTTGACGATCAAACAAACTCGCAGCCTCGGACCTGGCCCAATCGAGCGCATTGCGAAGGAGCACAACGGCTTCGGGAGTGACATCCCCGGAGTCGGGATCGCCCAAAACCATGTCGAAAATGGCAAGAGACTGATTCACACGGGCCTCACAGACTGATGCTGCGGCGATGCTTTCCTCAATGGCGCTCGCCACGGCAGTCGCCATACGGGGATCGCATTGAAAAGATTCGACGTTGGGAGAGATGGACATGGCCAGAAAGATGTCTTCCTTGGCCATCGTTCTTCAAATAGTCCGCTTCTGCCAGAGAAAATGAGGTCGAACACCTCTTGAAGAAAGGAATCTGCAAGGCGGGGACAAGTAGCTGCATTGACACGGCGGCGGGCGTGAATGTCCGCATCCGCCAAAGCTGTCTTTGAGGCTGACTCGGGGAAACTCGACGCGGCCCTTCTCAAGATTCAGGGATCGATGCTGCGCCTTCAGAAGGGCGTGGCCGGGTTGTTCGTGGCCTTCAAGTCCCTCCAGGCGGCGGGGCAGGTGATTGGTGCGCAGTTCGATCAGGTCAAGAAAGCGTTCGATCTTGGCGGCGAACTCAATGACCTGAGTGCCCGGACTGGCATCGCGGTCGGCGATCTTGCCATCCTCCGGCAGGAATTCGCCAATGCGGGCAAGAGTGCCGAGGACGTCGGCCCGGCGATTGGCAAGATGCAGAAGTCGCTCGCTGCGGGGAAAGGCGCGGACCTGATCCAGAAGATGGGGATCAGCATGGATGAACTGAAGGCGAAGACCCCGTCGGAGCAATTTCACCTGCTCGGCAGCGCCATTGCCGGGCTTCAGAGTCCGCTCGACCGGGTTGCGGCCTCGACCTCCATCTTCGGCAAATCGGGCGTCGAACTCCTGAGTGTGTTTTCGGGCGGCAACTTTGGTGAGGCTGCGGAACAACTCGGTGGCCAGGCGGAAATCCTCCAGCGCGACGCGGCGCTTTTTGATGACGTGGGCGACAAGCTCAACCTTGTCGGCACCAAGGTGCAGGGGTTCTTCGTCGGCGTGGCCGACAAGGTCGCGCCGGTCTTGAAGCCACTGCTCGACCGAATGGCAACGATGGATTTCTCGTCATGGGGCCAGCAGATCGGCGACGTGGTGGCGTTCCTCATCCAGGCGTTCGCGGACGGTTCCATCGGCGACATCCTTTTTCAGAGCGCAAAGATCGCGATGGCCAACGCCGCCAATTTCACGCTCGGCATCTTCACGTCGCTCGGGCGAGTGCTCGGGCAGCTTCTTTCCGAGGCGGTCAAGAACGCGGTGCTCATGTTCCAGATCGTCACCACGGGGGATTTCTGGAAGGGCTTGGGCAACGCGCTGATCGCTGCCGCCCAAGGTTTCATCGCGCTTATGCTCGATGGTGTCGCATCCATTCTCGGGGCACTGCGCAACGTGCCCGGCATCGGCGGCAAGATCGGTTCGGCGGCGGATGCCGTGGCAGGGCAGGCGCGGACCATGCGCGAAGGGGCAGCGGCCAGCGCGGAAACCTCCGCCACCCAGCTCGGTCCGATTTTCGACCAGATCAAGGGGCGCATGATGGAAGAGATGGCCAACGTGGTGAGCGCGGCCAAGGAAGGATTCGGCCAAGGCGCGAGCGTGTTCGACACGGACGCCATGAGCGGCGAACTCGACGCGCTCATGGGCAAGGTGATGGAGCGGGTTCAGACGGTTTCCGAGAAGTCCCTCGCAGAGGCCCCCGTCCAACAGGTCAATGCCGTGGGCGATCAACTTCTCCAGTCCACCGGCAAGGACAAGGTTTCACACCTCCAACGGATCGGGGGCGGCGGGCTCGCGGGTGCCGTCGATCCGGCGCGGCTCGAACAGAAGCGCACGAACAGCCTGCTCGGAGACGTGCGCGGGCTTCTGCGCGACATCCGGGGCAAGATCGGCCCATCACCCCAACCGGCGGGGGCGGTATTCTCATGAGCGCCGAACCATTGCAGCTTCTCGGGACCGGCGGTTCGGTGGACCGCAACGGGATCGTCTCGGTAGATGTGCCGATGTGGGTCGCCACGCTTGCCGAAGCCCTCCGGGCGACCGTCAGTCTGGGCATCGGCATCCCGCTGGTCTCGCGAAACTTCAAGCAGAGCGAGGAGGGCGGATACGAGGTCACGCTCCACTTCGAGGGGCTAGAGTCCGAAGCGCAGGACGATCAGACCACCTTCGAGTTCGACGTCTCGATGAGCGAAGACCCCATCGAGAGCCATCCGAACTTCGACGCCATCGCGGCGAAATACGGATGGGATGACGTGGAGCGGGCCTTCCCGAAATCCGCGCCGGAAGCCTCGGAGAGCGGCAGCGCCCTTGGCAAAAAATCCAAAGCCAAGACCAACCCGCTCTACGGGGTGGAAAGCTACCTGGCCGTCGGCGCGATCTACCGCAAGACCTACGCCTCGCGCACCATCCCGAGCGGGGTGCTCCGTGGGATCGGCAGCATCGTCGAACGACCGCCCGGCGTCGGACAATTTAACCTCCCGTCCACGGGCGGCAAACGCAACTGGCTCAAGCTCGCCCCGAAGATCCGGCGGCGGGGCAACTCGGTCGAGGTGACCGAGGAATGGATGCTCTCCGGGCCCAACGGCTGGAACAAGGACGTCTATTCGGGCGGGCAGCTCGAAAGCGGTGGCGACGGGGGAGGCGGGCTCTGATGGACCTCTCGCTCTTCGTCAAACCCGGACAACCGATCACCGCCGCGCTCTGGAACAAGCTCGCCGCCGCCGCGCGGTCCTGCCGTATCCTTGCGGGGGACGGTGTCCGTTTGCGCCATACACCCGACGGCACGCTGATTTCCTGTTCGGTTTGGAAACCGTGGAGCCACCCTTTCAAGGTGAGCCTGAGCGGGGACACCGCCACCGTGGGCAGGGGGCTGGTCGATGGCGTCGAGCCAAAGATCAAGGGCGTGCCCATCGGCGGCGATCCGGCAAACGGCAAACCTCAACCGAAGCTCGAAATCCGCGAGCCCGAGTTCGACGAGGAAGGCCGAGGATGGATCGCGGTCGAGGTGACTTGCGACAGCGAGAAATGGGATGTGACCGAGGCGACCATCGTGCAGGTGGCCGACCTCAAATCCGCCGATTCGCTCAAGGGGCTGCACCCGCTTGCCATGATTCGCGACGCGGGCGGCGGGGCGATGACTCTATTCCAGATCGCCCACTTCAACCTGCAACACCGGGCCGACGTGCGCGAAGGCGGCAAAGCGGCCCGCCACTTCTTCTGGGCCACATGAACATGGTCAGGATACCGGCGCAATCATGGAACCGGCTCTATTCGCGGGTGCGGTCCGCCCGTCCACGCGGCGGCAACGGAGTGGCCGTCCTAAGCACGCCCTCGGGGTCGCTCGTATCCGCCGACCCGACCGGCGGCTTCGAGCATCCTTGGAAACTCTCCGCCCGCTGGCAGGAGGAGCAATGGCGGGTGTTCGTGCGTCCGGGGTTTGTGAATGGCCTCGACGCCACGATTGCCACCCAGCGCGACGGCGAGCAGAAGGACGTGGGGCTCACCGACCCCGACCGGCCGTATCTGACACCGGGCTGGCGGAACCCGCTCGCGAGCCTCGGGATGGGGGCGTCGCTCGCGGGTGATCTCTTTTCCCTGCCCGCCGAAGGTTATCCAAAGTTCTTCGAGGCCCTCGGGGTTCGCCCGGCGGACCCGGGGAGCAGCCAATCCGCGCCCTACGACCCGCAGTCGGAAGAGGAGCGCACCCGGGAACTGCGGGCCTGCGACATCGTGCTCGTGACGCCCCGAGTCGCCACCAACCAGAGCGTTCAAATCCACGACCCGTTCTCCGAGTTCCAAACGGTCTCGATCTCGACCACGTTCAACGACAGCTACGCCCGCTCGGTGGACTCGAAGCACCGGTTGGTCGCCGTCGCAAAATGGGAACCGCCCAAAGAACCGACCGCGATGGACCGGCTGATGGGCACCGCCGTCGAGCCGCAGACCGACGAGATCAAGATCGCCACGCTCTGGATGGTGTCGCCGCCGAACCCGGAAGGCGGCGAGGAAGCCGAGCCGGATGGCACATGGATTGCCTACCCGCAATACGACGTGTTCTGGAACCTCGCCCACGCGCCGAGGCGGGAGATCCCGACAAAACCGCCCGACCCGATCACGCTGCGGACCGGGCTCATCGGCGGATTGGCGGACGCGATCTTCGCGGCCCTGCTTGCCCCGGTGAACGACGCCTACAACCAGATTCATGCGTTCCTCAACGCCACCACATTCAAGGGGGAGTATTGGACGGCATGAGCGGCCTCGACCCGAAAGAAAACCGGCAGGAACGGGAGCGAAAGAAAGCGGAGGAAAACAAACCGCCGCCGCTTAATCCGCCCTTCCCGTTCCGCGTAGTGGCGTTCGATCCGTGGACTTACGGGCTCCAGAACGACCCGCCGCCCATTGACACCGCGCCGACGTCGGCGCAATGAGCACCTTTCTTCTTCACGTCGATCTTTCCCGCCGCACCCTGATCACGCGGGACGGCGGGACGTTCTCCATGCCCCAGCTCACCTTGGGTGACGCGGCGACCTTCGCTCTGCGGGCCTACGACCGCGACGCGAACAACGCGCTGGTCGAGCAAAAGCTCAACCTTCGCACGCTTCGCGCCTCGGTCGGGCCGGTGCTCGCTCCGCCAGCGGGCGGAACCTTCACGCTCCGGTTCGATCCGGCGAACGAGAGTGCCGCCATCCCGTTCGACGCGACCGCCGACGCGCTCCGACTGGCCCTCGCCACCTTGCCGGAAAGCACATCCCACCCGCTTCTCGAAGCACTGCCCTCCGCCGAGCCCGGATGCTGGCTCCTGCGGTTCGCCGATGCCGGTCCCGTGCCGCTCTCAGCGGGAACCAACCGGCTGCTGCCGCGATCTTTCGTCCGGGTCCGGGCGTTCGAGGACAACGGGCGGTGGTGGCACGAGCTGCGGCTCATCCAATCTCCGCTGGCCTTCACCGGCAGCCATGCGCGGGTGTTGCCGGAGGCACCGTCCGTGCGACGCATCCGCGCCGGTGCCCCGAGGGTGGAGGGAAGCTCGATCAACACGAACGAGGTCCAGGCGCTCTCCGTCCCGCAGGATTTCAGCGGCACCTACTACCTCCAGTTCGACTACCGCAGCTCGCGCCTGATCGGGATCGAGGACGGACCCGAGCAAATCGCCGAAGCCATCAACGCCATGTGGACCGACGGGGCGACACGGTTTCTGGTCACGAACCCGGAGGTGAACAACGCCTACATCGAGTTCACCGGGCCGCTCGAAGCCGCCCCGTGGCCGCTCATGACGGTGTCGGTCCACACGTTCCGCGAAGGCGACATCACCTTTACACTCGACCTGAAAACCGCCGAACTCGCCTCCGCCCTGCGCGGTCAGGCTTCGGCCACCTTCCAGTACGAGGTCGAGGCAGCGCTGGTGGACGACCCGGCAGACCTCGATGATCCGGGAGTCGCGGGCCGGATCGTCACGCTCTTCTCCGCGCCGGTCACCGTCAGCCGGGAGCAAATCTGGGAGGAACTGGCGAGCGTGCCACAGATCGACTGGCTCCGACCACCGCAGCCGAAAGATTACATCCCCTGGACGCCCGACCAGATCATCACGGGCCAGCAACATTACCTCGGCGTGATCGGCGATGGGACGAGCCGCATCATCCACCTCGACCACATGCTGGGAACCAGCGCCCTCCATGTCTCGATCCGTGAGAACGGCGGCACCGCCCGGCTGCTTCTCCCCTTGGAGTTCTCGGTCACGTTCCCATCCGACAACGAAGCGGAAATCTCGTTCCCAGATGAACTGCCGCCGCCTGCGGCGAACGCCTACGCCATCACGGTCACCGCCGCCGGGCCGAAGTCGGCATTTCAGGACCACCACCATTCCATCGGGCAGGTTGACGGGCTGGGGGATGCGCTGCTTGCGCTGGGTCTTCGGATCACGGCCATCGAGGACCTTCTGCCAGCGGTCAACCCGGCGGCGCAAACCGGTTCAGCGGGGGATTCCCTCGAAATCGAAATCCCCGACCGGATGGAGTTGTTCCCCGGAAAACTGGCCGACGGGGCCGATGCGGCCGCGGCTGAAAAGGACGCGAGCAAATTGCCGAAACCCGCCGGGCTGCTGCCCGCTATCCACGACGCGACCATCGAACCGATCACCGTCCCGCTCCCGTCCGCTTCCACAGGCGACGGCATGGTGTATCGCAACGACAGCGGTTCACCTCTCCTCGTTCCCGGCGGGCTCGGGCGGCGCGGCGGATATCTCGAAGCTGGCGGATTCGCGGGGAGCGACGGGCGGGTCTGGTATCGGCTCGTGCGCGACGGGACCACGAATTCATTCTACCCCCTCGATTTCGAGAAGGAGCTATTCATGCTCCACATCAACGACCAGATGCTCCGGGCGGGAGCGAAGTTCACGCTCGAATTCAAGCTGGCCCTGCGCCTCTTCAACTCGACAACCCGCGCCCAATACCTCCTGCGGATCGACGTGGGCAGTGCGCCCGGACAAAGCACACCGTCGCCCACGGGCGAGAACCTGGAAAACGTGACGTGGGTGGCTAACCCGCTCCTCTCCCAACGGATCATCCTCTCGGGCCTGAAAATTACCCACCGGTTCGGGGCGTCGGTGCGCCGAGACATTAACGGCGACCTGCATGCGGACAAGATGACCTACGGCAACTGGACCGCCGCCGCCGTCATCCCGCCCTCGGCAAGTTTCGCCCTCCGCACCCGGCTCATCGCCTTTGACACCGAGAACTCGGTCAAGGGCGCGAAGGGCACGGTCTTCCTCGAACTCAAGGACGCCAAAGCCCAGGTCGCCTGACATCCATCGCCATGCCCGCACCCGTCATTGACCCCACCACCTCAATCCTTGGCTACCGCCAGTGGCTCTACTGGGAATACCAGCCCTACGCATCAAACGCGCCCACCTCGTGGGCATGCACCGGTCTGCCTCCCGGCATGAGCGTCAACGCCACCACGGGCAAGATTTCCGGCGCGGGCACGGTGCCGGGCATCTTCCAGGCGAGCCTTACGGCAACCAACGCGAGCGGCACCTCCAGCCCGCTGGTCCTGACCATCGGCATCGAGGAGAGCGCGATCCTCGCCAATTCGGCCGCCGATCTCACGGTCGATCTTCGCAGCGGAACGGTGGTCGGAACCTCGACCTCCTCGTCAGGATCATCTTCTTCTACCACCGCCCAAGCCGTTCTCTACGCAAAGGAAAACGACGATTACCTGCTTGTGGTCCGTTTCCAGAAAGCCGGGTCCTACATCGACCTCAACGTCGTGAGCCTCAAGCTCGGCCTGAAAGAACTCGAACCGGAGAACATCGTCGTGATCGGCGGAGGGGCGACCTCGGATGTGGATTTCAAGAAGTTCGGGAGCGGAAGTGGGGCGTATTACGTGATCCCGGTCAGCTTCAAGGGCGACGCGCTCGCCTCCGCTCTTTCCAACTACGAGGAGGATTACGGGACGGTCTTCAACGCGCTGGCGGAACTCGAATGGATCGAGGACGCGAACTGGGCAGGCGTCGGCCCCGCCCAACTGCGACGCACGTCGCGGACATTCTGGATCACCGTCGAGCGGGATCTGATCAGCGAAAACGGGTGACGCCATGTGGAACCTCGACTGGTGGAAAGCGCGCAGATTCGCCTACGCCGGAACCCCGGTGCGCCGGGCGGCGTGGGCCGACAAATGGATCGTGTTCAAGCGCGGGTTGGTCTGGGTGACATCGACCGGATCGAGCCGCGTGGCAGAGGCCGAAGACTTCGGGCCCGACGACTTCCGCGCGGGCGACTGGACGACCCAGCCTCCGGGGCTCCAGTGCGACGCGCTCACTCCCACCCAGGAGGAGCTTCCGCCCGCGCCGCCTTGGGCCGGAAATGAAACCTTCGGCGACGGGGTCATCGCCCCGCCGCCCGCGCCGTTCTACATCCAATGATCGCCCGCTCGAACATGACGTGGCCGGAAGCCCGGGCGCTCGCCAAAGAGGGAGTCCATGTCCGCCGGGCGGGTTGGTCCGGGAAATGGATCATCTATTGGCGCGGCATCGCGTGGCTGGTCACCCCGACCGAGTCCCGCGTGGTCGAGTCCGCGGACTGGAGCGCGGAGGAGTTTCGGGCCGCCGACTGGACGACGATCCCGAACGAATTGGAGGATTGCCCGCCCCCACCGCCTCCGCCGCCGGAAACTGGAGCGTGCTGTATCAATGGGGCGTGCTCGATCCTGACCGCATCGGCGTGTGCGGCTGCGGGTGGCACATATTACGGGGACGGGACTGTCTGCACGGCAACCACCTGCGGATCAGAGCCACCTCCACCTCCACCTCCACCTCCGCCACCGCCACCGCCTTGAATCGGTCCCATATAGGGAAAAAAAGGCGGATAGTAGTGATGATGTCTTCCGTGGTGATAGTCGTCATCGTGATGATAACGATGATGATGTGGATGATGATGATGGAGGGCATGAATTACACGTTCGGTTTGTAAATCATTACGAATATTATCATTATTATATCCATTGATAAGATTACGAGTTTCATTATTATCTTTGATGATTGATATTTTGATATCATTACCAATATCAGAAATCTTTTGTTCTAATCCAAGACGATTTTTAGCAGCTTCTATTTGAACATTTGCATAATTATCAGCGGCTTGTTTGCTTAAATTCATTTCGCTACGATCAATACTTTTATCTAAAGCGGCATGAACTTTTAATAATTCGATCATATTAGCATTATGATGATTATCAGCTAAACGACCTAAACTATTTTCAACTTTGAGTAAATCATTATTCATATTATGAAAATTGCGTTCAGTTTGTAAATGATAATCACCAATGCGTCTTTCTAAATTTTGATTTTGAGTTGAATTAAAAAGACGAGTTTCACCAAAATTACGTTCAGTAATTATTCCAGAGTCTTTGATACTAGTATTTAATAAACTATTATTTTGATTTAAAAGAGATGCTAAATTATTACCAATTCTTTCAGAAGTTAATAAATTAGCAGCTCCGTTACGATCAGTTGCATTAATATTATCAGATCCGATTCTTTCTAATGAATGACTTAAAATAGAACCTACACGATCAACAGCACCAACAGCAGCAGCACCATTTCTTTCAGTTGATGATAATTGAGTTGCAGCAGTTCCTTGAATTGAATCTTTAAGAGTAGAACCAATATTAGCGAGATTTTGAGTTATAAACGCATTATTCATATTTGCTAAATGTTCGCTTCTTTGATTTTCACTCGAAAGACTTTGCATTAAAGCGTTTAAATTTCTCTCAGAAGCAGCTCGAAGAGTATCTGAAATATTTCGTTGTGAATCAATTAAAGTAGATGTTTGATTCGCATTATTTAAAATTCCTAACATTGCATCAACAGATCCCATCCCGTTCATCTGTTTCTATTATGAATCTTATATATTAAATAAAAAATAAATATAAATAAAAATCTATGATAAGACATATAAACAAATAAACAAATAAACAAATAAAATAAAAATGCTAAGAAAAACTTATTGGGGTTCTTCAAAAAAAACTAATAAAAGAAAAAGAGAAGCAACTAATGATAATAGCGACAGTGATGAAAGCACCAGTGATAATAATATTACTAAAATACCAATCATTATCTCTAAAAATAATAGTAATACGCTTTATTCAGATTTCAATCATATCTATTTTAATAATGATATCACCACATATAGTGCTTTTGAGCTAAATAAGGAATTACGAGCAGTTGAGAGTAAAATAAAGACTTTGAGTGTTTCATTAGGTATTAAAACAGAACCTATTTATCTTCATTTAACAACAGATGGAGGACTTATTTATTCAGCATTATCAATTATTGATTGTATTAAAAATCTTTCATTACCTGTTTATACAGTAATTGATGGTTTTGTTGCGTCAGCTGGAACTCTTATTTCACTTGCAGGTGAAAAAAGATTTATGAATAAAAATGCTTATATGCTAATTCATGAATTACGAGGTGGTATGTGGGGTAAGATGTCAGAAGTAGATGAAGAATATTCAAATTTAAAGAAATTGATGAAACACATTTCAAGAATTTATACACAAAAAACAAATATTGATAAAAATGAAATTGAAACAATTCTTAAAAAAGATGTCATTTGGAATCTCAGAGATTGTATTAAAAATGGCTTAGTTGATGAAGTCTATTCTCCTTAAATCTCTTTCTTTTTTAAAGATATATAATAAAACTTATTTAATATATCTTTTTCATACATTTCTAAAAACTGTATCTTTCTTTTTTCGATATATATAAAGAAATCTTTGATTTTCTTCATGATATTAATAGCAACAATTCTCGCAATTATTTCTTTTATTTTCGGTTTCTTGGAATTCTCAAGTAATTTAACAATCTTTTCAAGAATTAAAGGAAACTTCTTTTTTAATGGATTTGATGCTAAAAATTCTACCAATAATTGTTTTATTTTAACATCTGATAATAAAGATGAAATCATTGTAATATATTTATTTAATTGTTTAAAATTCATATATAATTCATTAAATTTCTCATCATTAGTTTTAAAATCTCCTAATTCATTTGATTCGATTGTTAATGCTTGATCTTCGACTTTAAAGAAGTCATTTAAGAAATTTGTAGGAAATGGACTATAAACATTCGTAATATCTTTATTATCTTTAAAATTTCGCAAGTTAAATAATAAAAATTTCAATTTCTTTATAATAGAATTATTGATCTTTTTATAATTTTCAAAATTTTTAAAAGTTCCTTGTGTTGATATAAAATAATTATCATTTATATAGAAATATAATACTTTGACTAATTCAACAATCTTATTATAATTCTTTACTTGAACTTCTGCAAGAATACTAACAGTCATTTTCATAAGTTTATCATATCGTTTCTTTAATTCTTTTGTTATTACTGCCTTATTTACTCCCTTCTTTAAATCATATTTTTCAATTTCTATATCAATCTCGCGAATATCATCTATCACTAAATCTACTATTATTTGATTTACATTTCCTAAAAGAATTTGTAATTTATCGTCCATTATTCTATTTAAACATAATATAATAATGATTATTCGTGTAAATGGAAAAATTTTATAACGATTGGCAAACTCATTCAAATTATTGGTTTAATCAATTTGATGGTTTTGATAAATATATATCAAATAATTATGGATATTTAATTGATGATTATAATTATCAAAAAGATGGTAATCCAATTATCGG